ATAACTTCTAGTAATACTTAAGGTATATGTATATACACTATTAGAATACTTACAGTATTACATTTAGTATTAATTATATACATACTTGTGTTAGATATATATATTAGTTATATAATACATACGAATACATTCCTTTGTGTTATTAATTATAAGTGCATTAAATTCTTTGTTGTTTAATACTTCTAGTGTTGACACCATACTTGTATTTGTGTAATATCCAATCATCAAATACAAATGAACAAATAGGAGATGTGTTATGAAAACTGACTACGTGTTTGGTGATCGTGTTAAGGTGTTACCTAAGTTAGATGAAACAACAGACTATTCTAATAAGGTGTATGATGGCGATACTGGTTTTGTATTGGGTAATACTGGAAGCACTTTCCCTGTTGAGGTGCAATTTGTTGGTTACACAGAAGTGTTTATGTACGAAGAATTGGAGTTCTTAGGCTCGAATATTGAGGATGAATAATATGAACTTAGATAACTTATCAAAACGATTCTGGAAAGCTTTAGACTTAATTAGTAAACTACCAGAACATGAACGATTAACTTTGTGTACACTACTAACAACTGTTGATCACAGTAATCCAAAGAGTGAAACAACTTACAAGACAGATAAGTTTTATGATGTTAAGTGTTTCAGTAAGGAATTAGGAGATGAAAAATGAGTAGCGGTATGGAAGCACCTGAATGGAATGATTTCCTTATGTCACTAGCCAATGATGGACGCTTTGTTGATTTAAAAGAAGTTCAATCTGTTGAGAATCAATTAAAATTTGCTAACTCAAAGTTAGGAGAAATAGCTTTGGTGTTGCAGGAGTATTACACAGGAAGTTATACAACAATTGAAGAATTAGCTGGTGAGATAAGCGTTGTGTTGTATGGTGAAGAAGATGACTAACCTGATGCAAGATTTAATGTTTTCCATTAAGAAAGAAATTGATTACCAACCAATCTTAGAAGAAGCTTGTAAACGTGTTGTTGAGAAATATAACCCTTACCCAAGTCAATGTAATTTAGACTACTTCTATGACCATAAACATATGGTCGAAAGTATCAACGTAAAGATTGGTGATGTTGTTCATGCTGTTGTAGTGTGTGGTAAGTTTATTGAAAATATTGATCCAAACAAACTACAATATACAAAACCATATGTTATTTATTTAGGAGATTAAGATGGGAGTTATACTGTTTTTAATTGTGTTGTGTGCGTTGGGTTTTGTAGGATTCCTAATATACAATGCAGATACAAAAGATGATAATCAAGGTGTCGTGTTACCAATTAAGCAAAGGTTTAAGAACGCTGATGATATGCAGAGACAATTCTTAGAAGCGTACATATGGGCTTGTAATGTATTTGGTGTAAAAAAGAATGTGTACGATACCTTGTATGAAAATTGTGTTAAATACCCAAGTTTAGGTGTTGTGTACCACACATATTATGAAGTTTCAACATCAACCTACTCTCACTACCCTAATATTCCTCAAACAAACAATAAAGTACGTACTTGGGATAACGTCATACAACAGGAGAAATTTGTCATAGAGTTTCTAGGGATTGTGAATAAACTTCGAAATAGTATAGATGCTGAAGAAGTTAAATTATTTACAAAATACAATATTCCTTTTAAAAACTTGTTGACAAGAGAGTTTGAAGTGAATACTATGAAACTGTTTTCACTACCTCAATAAACACTTAGCTATTTAGCTAACAAATATTTAAACATTAAGGAGCAACAAAATGTCTTGGTTAAAGAAATTATTTACTGTATCAACTAACTCAGTAAACCAAACAATGAATAATGCAGTAGAATCACTTGTAGATATTAAACGTGAAGGTAACGCTTTGATTTCACAATTAGACAAAGATATTAATTCACTACATTCTCGTGTTGTTGAAGCACAGAAAGAAATTCAACTAAGTAGTTTTGAAATTAGTAAGAATGATGAATTAATTTATAACCACACAGAGACAGCTAAACGAGCTATCAAAGCAGGAAATGATGAAGATGCTACACACGCCCTTAGTCGTGTTGAAGGGTTGGAAATGATCTCTAAGACACACCAACAGACAATTGATATTCTACAACCAATCGTAGATCAACAGATTGAGCACATAAACAAGATGGTTAGTGAGAAGCAACTACTTAAAGCTGAGATTACTCGTTTAGATTTGGAAGAACGTCAATACAAACTACGAGCTTCTTTACTTGGCAACACTGGTGTAGAGAAAGGTGGAATTGACATTAACTACTTACGTGAACGTGTAATGAATGCTCGTGCTACTTGTGAAGCTAAAGAGATCGTTGCATCTAAAGTTACATCAACACAAGTTGACAATGTTCAAGCAACGCCAAGTAATGTTAAATCACGATTAGAAGCTTTGAAAGAGGAAGTTAAAAGCTCTTAATTTGACAAATCTGTGACAGTAGTGTTACTATATGAATAGGGAGGCTAAATGCTTCCCTTTTTTATTACCACGTTCTTTAGTGGGTTATCAAAGATACCCAAGAACAGTTAAATAGGAAAATTATGTTTATATTAAAGAAATTAAGAAAGCTCTCAAAAGTGTTAGCTATATGTCTCGTATTTGGCTCTTTATCGTCTATTACAGCGACTTTACAAGCTGAGACTAATCCTAAACAGTCTCAAACACAAACGCTCTCAAATAAGCAGATAGAGTGTCTTAAGATCAACGCTTACATGGAAGCTCGTAATCAAGGTGTAAAAGGAATGCAAGCTGTTACTTGGGTAGTGCTAAACAGGACTAAGCATCCATCATACCCATCAACCCCTTGTGCTGTCATATACAGCCCCCTACAGTTTAGCTGGACAAGAGGTGGTACAAAGGTGCAGGTTAAAGAGAAAGACGCTTATATGCAAGCTGAGAGAGTTGTAGAGGGTGTTCTAAGCGGTAAGCTAAAGGATAATACAAACTCATCTACACACTTCCACTCAACACGTATTAAACCTGTTTGGGCTAATCGACTATCTTACACAACAACGATTGGTAGTCATTGTTTTTACAAGTTGAAGAAATAATTTAAAATAATCTGATATTCGTATTGCAATTTGAGAATGTTTGTTATATTCTTTGTTTATCGAAACAAATGTTGTAATACGAATTAAGGAGATATAAAATGAGTAACTTAAAATATGCACCAAATGAGACGGTTATTTTTCTTGAGCGTCAAGGTTATTGTGGACAAATAGTTGTACACTATTGTTCTGGTGAGGTAGCAAACCGATATGAGAAATTGTCGGACATCCCTGAAAGTTGCGGTGGAATATTTTACCGAACAAACATATCACAATCTGGAGAATCATTATGTGGATGAAGATTAACAGTAACTTAACAAACATTGAACATGATAAGTGGTATAAAACTTCTATGTTTCATAATGATGAATACCAAACTGTTCAAGTTATGAAGTTTTATCGTGGTTTGTGGTGGACATCGGATGATGTATACACATATTATGCACCTTCACATATTTGGAAAGATTAGGAGAGAGCGATGAAAACATTAGATGACGTATTATACGGGTTGCGAGTTAAGATAGTTTGTGACGATTATAATGAATGCTTTGGTACAATCATAGAGGTTACAGATAACGCAAGACCTTTTACAGTGAATGTTGATTATCTTGGTGTAACTGAGTTCAATACAAGCGAACTTATTATTTTAGAGGATGTATAATATGGGTAACAACTTAACATTACAACAAATGGAATCTTTAGACATTGGAAAATGGATGTCAGATGTTGAGAAAGAAAAAGCAATTGCTAAAGCTTTAGAACTGCAAGCTGTGTGCTTAGAAACTTCTAATGAGGTTTTAAAGAAAAAGACTCTTGAAGAAACACTACGAGATGGTGGTCTATTTACTTATACACTTGGAAAGAAGAAGTACAAGTTGAATGTACTAACCAAAGCCGATCTTGCTTTGTTGGATAACATCGAGAATGATATTGAAGCTGGAATTGAGTATGATATTGTTAAACCTTTTCGCTACCATGTGTTGACAGCGTTAGATACATATCTTACAATCAAAGCTCAAACATACACAGAAGCACAATCCGTAGTTGATTCAATACTGGGTGTTGGTCGTTATAGCGTCAGTGCTTCAAATCTTTAATTAAGGAGAAACAAATGAGTAGTTCAGTAACAAGTAAATTTAAGAAAGGTGACAAGGTGATTCGTGTAGGTAACACATCAGCGATTGGTGTTGAGTTTGGTGAAGTATACACGGTAAACAATCCAAGTAGTCATAGTGGTCGTTACGAGGGTGAATTACATAATCACGTAACATTAGTAGAAGTCAAAAGTACACCTAGTGACAAATACCTTGAGTTATATGTTGAACAACGTAATTATCGTGAAATGAGTCAAAACGATTTAATTACAATCTCAATTAATGGTGTTGAATCGGAAGTACCTCTTGGTGATATTATCCATGCTGTAGCTATTCTTGGTGTTACGAACGGTTATCATGGTGCTCGTATTTGGGAAGCTTTACGCAAACCTTTTGACCACGAAGGTTTTGTACAAGATATGGACACAGTAGTTGAGTTTAGAGATAAACAGAAAGAAGCTCTTGATTATTTCTTTAAACCTTATTATGATAAGCAACAGAAATAGAAAGATGAGTTGAAAACTCTTATTGCGTCTAAAATGGAAGAGGTAGATGCTTTGGTTAAACAGTTAAACCAGTTAAATCAGATGTAGAGAATACAAATGCGTACATACAACAAAGGTAATACACAAAACGTAAAGCAAGCTCGTAAACAGAGTAAAGAATTGCGTAAGTTGAAGAGTGGTCGTAATATAAGCTCAGGTATTGAACCTGATGAAGTTGTGAAAGGTCAACAATACAGTTATCATTATGAAGATGATTATAATGCTTATGAAGGAGAGTGGTGATGGATAAATTGCTTACATCAGAAGAAGCTAAGTTAGCTTGGGCTAAGGGTGAAATTGTACTATACAGTAACAACAATACACCGTGGCAATGCTTGAATGACACAGATTTTTATTCTAGTATATTTAAGAATGCGCATTATACTTTTAAATTGAAACCAGCAACCGTGTTGATACACGGTAATGAAATGGAGAAAGAGAAGGCGTTTGCTTACTTGTCAGGATTATTTGATGTAGATTGGGAAAAGATTAAAGGAATTTTAAATGAAACTACTCCCTGAAACACCAACAGAAGATATGTGGGTCGGAACAGCTCGACAACTAGTTAGGTATATGCAGATGAAAGATCGTTATTGTCCTGCTTCATTGAAGAAGCACTTTGATCGATTTATTGGAGAAATTCCTGATTGGTTAAACGAAGAAGTAAATGATTGGACATCTGAACATGCTTTTGTAACTGCTGATCTTGGTGTATTTATTTATAAAGCGATGTATCACGAATATAAAGAGTGAAGTATGAAACGTAAATATGATTGGTCAAACGTACCAAAAGAGGTTAAGTACTTAGCCAAAGATTCAGACGACCCATTCGCTTTTGGGTTTTCAGAAAAACCTACAAAAGATCGAAAGATGTGGTTAGGCATGGTTGTTGATGGGTGTTTAGACCTAAGATTAACTTGTAATGAAGATTGGGAAAACAGCTTAGAGGAACGACCAAATGAGTAATTGGATTAGAACCAAAGACAAGTTACCTGAAGACTTAGATAAGGTTGATCTATTAATTAACGCAAAGCGAAGATTAATAGGCTGTACCTATACAGATAACAAGTTTTACACTCACCAATTTAAAGATGAATATTGGGCAGAGATTACAAACAACGTTACGCATTGGATGTTAATTCCTGAACTACCAAAAGGTGAATAATGAATAATCAATCTTATTTTACAGCATCCTCTATGCAAACAATGCAAGGGTTGCTTGGGCAGCTTAGAGTTAAAGTAGACTACTCTAAACACAAAGAAGCTAATGTGTTAATCTTATTAGATACAGGTGTTTATTTATTGTCATCTGTTAATGCACCAGAACGTAGTTGTAAGACGTATTTAAGTGATAAAGATACCACAATGCAAGTTGATGTAGTGGATATTATGAAAGTTACCCAACAGAGTGTTTGTTGGTGTGAATTGTAAATTAATTAAGGAGAAGTAAGTTGAAACAAGTTGTATTATTTGACGCACCAGAAAACATTGATCAAAAGGTTGTGTTTTTAGCACGAGTATCCAGTGAAAACCAAGATAACCCTAAGTATGAAGGCTTGATGAATTATCTAATTCGAGAAGGACATTGGTCTCCTCTTGACATGGTTAATTTAACCTTTGAAATTAATACAGAAAAAGATGTAGGTATTCAATTACTACGACATCAGACGCTTAAACCGCAAGAGTGGTCACAACGGTATGCGGATTGTTCAAACATGAAATCAGAGTTACGCGAGTGTCGTGTACAGGATGAGAAGAACCGTCAGAACAGCTTTGTGTCGGATGATTTAAAATTAATTCAGTGGTGGGTGAACGCTCAGTTTCAATTACAACACCACGCTTTCAAATTGTATGAGGAGTCTCTGAGTAAAGGGATTGCTAAAGAGTTAGCACGCTCTTTACTCCCAATCGGGCTAACATCTACTAAGATGTACTTCAATGCAAGTTTACGATCTTGGTTATTCTACTGTTTATCAAGAACGCACGTAAGTACACAGAAAGAGCATCGAATTGTTGCTCAACAAGTTTTGGTTGAATTGTTGAATAAAGCCCCTTGCGCTACAAATGCTTTTATTAAGCTGTTTATGCTACCAAAGCAAGATCAATATGATTTTGACTTTACATTGTTGTGTGAATAATTAAAGATGATACTATTTATCCAAAATTTGATGTTAACTGTAATGGCTATTTTACTATCTTACATTTTTAATAGTTGGGTAATTAGTATCATTGTCATTATGTTATTTTCATTCATTATTTATTGGTTCACAGAGAGAGTTTAAGGAGAGGTTATGTTTAATTACGCTTTGAGTGTGTTTGTTGCATTCTTATTTTACGGTGTTATCTTTAACATCTTACAGAAAGTACAACCTGATTGGTACGACACAGATTTAAATGGGGGTTTTGGTTGGTTCGTTGTTGGAGTATGTGCTTGTCTGTGGTTTATATCGTTGCCAGTATCGTTACTAATTCTTATCTTATTTGTTCTAAAACTGTTGACAGATAAAATTTCAGACCTTATACTTAACCACGTTGAAAAACGTAAATTAAAGAAAACAACTGAGGAGATTTAAAATGAAGAAATTATTAGCAGCTATGTTAATCGGTACAACAATGTTAACAGCAGCATGTTCAAAAGTAACAGATGCGGATGTTGGTATTCGTCAAACATTCAGTGGTGAAATTGAAGATGTTACACTAAAACAAGGTATCCATCAAACTGTTGTCGGTGATGTGATTAAAGTATCAAAGCGTAATCTTGTAATTAACGTAGAAGCACAACCGATTGTTGTTGAGAAAATCCCAATGCAAGCTTTCCAAATGAAAGTGAACTACGGTATTGTCCCTGAGAACGCTGCTATTGCGTATAAGACAGAGAAAGCGCAGCACATTATTACAGAAGATGGTGATGTCTATTTACTTGGTCAGTATGTTCAGTATGTAGCTAACTCTGCTATCAATGATGTTGTAAGTAAATACAAAGCTTTAGAGGTTAACGACAATCGAGCAAAGATTGAGACTGAAATTAAGGATACAATTAATGCTAAGTTGAAAGCACAAGGAAAAGATAAATTTGTGCGAGTAAATGAGATTAATATTCTTAAAGTATCTCCACCACAATCTATCCTGAACTCATCATTAGCTATTGTTAATAGTGAAAATATGTTGAAAACTAAGAAGAATGAGTTGGAAGTTGCTAAAGTGGAGCAAGAGAAGATGAAAGTCTTAGCTGAACAAGCAGATACACAGTATGTTAACTTACTTCGTGCTGAGGCAGAGAAAACTAAATCAGAAGCTATGTTAAAAGCTGCTGAGAAAGGTTCTCTTGTAACTTATGTAGTTCCTGAATCATTTATAAGTTTGGGTAATTTAAACAAATAACAAATATAACGCAATGACTTAAATAGTTGTTGCGTTTTTTATTTAATTTGAGTATGATTGGCTTACTTAGAAAGTACGTTTATCAAATAGGGGATACAAATGCACGCTTTAAATATTATGTGGTTATTGAGTGAAGTAGATTGTAATACAGAGGTTGATATTCGTTGCGTTAAAACGAAATCAGCAGATTGGATTGAAATTTCAACAAAGGATTTAGAGTATTATATTGACGAATACGGTTCTTGTCGATTAAAATACTTAGATCAACCAGTGAGTCTTGAGAAAGATATTGAATATTGGAATACGGTTAAAGAATGGGTTAAGAAATATTATCAGGAGAGTTTCTAATGAAAGGTAAAGTAGAGATGACAATTGATCTAATTGGTTTGTTACACAACGAAGGTTGGTTAAGTGATAAACTGAAACAAGATTATGAAGAAAACCGTATTGGAGATCAACTCACGTATCAAGATTTAATGATTATTTGTGGAGATTTTGATTTCCTTGATAAGTTGTTTGAAGATAAGATTGAACCAGAACAGATTGTGAATATAACTTACAAAGTGTACTGTCAACAGTATGGGCAAAATACTGGTTCACCAGAAGTCTTTAATAACTTGGTTGATGCGATTCAGTGCCAATACAAGTATAGTAGAAAGACTACACATTTTGGGTACGCTATTGAAGTTGATTATGAGGTGAAGAAATGAAACTAATCAGCGCAATTAAAGTTAAAACACAAGCATTAAAAGACAAACGTAAAAATGTACGTCAGTTATTAGATTGTATTAAAGGGAAATCTTCACCTGATACGTTTTATTTATGCCAACGTATGTGTTATTACAACAATCTGAGTGATTGGGAGAAGAATCAATACTTTTGTTTGTTATCCGAACAGTACAAGTCTTTAACACAACAAATTGATTCTATTGGAAAGACAATACTTTTCTTACGTGATAATAAATGGAGTTTCTAATGACAACTAAACAATCACAATACACCATCACATACGATGATTTTAATGATGCTTTCTTATGTGAGATAAACAACGAAACAATCTCAGCTAACTTTGTTGGAGAGATATTAAGTTATATTGCTAAGTTGTATGATTATGAACCAAAGATTATCTATTCAGAATCTCATTTTGTTAAAGTATTAGAAGATGAGTTAAACATATCTATTGTAATGAGCTTTGATTATTGAGGAGAAACAAATGAAAACTAAAGTTATTTCAGCACATGGTTGGTTTAATGCTGAGAAAGATGATGTGATTCTTTATGATAAGTGGCAAGCTTATTTAAATTATCCACACAAAGATGATAGTCATGCAGATGACGATTTGTGGGAACTAGTTAATGGTTCAATTAAATTTAATGCAGATTTGCACGAACGAGTATTGCTTGAAGGAGAAGAAGATGAGTAATTTTGAAGTTGTATTTAAGACTTGTTTAGAGTCTATGTACGAAGTAAATGAACAGAAGATGGGTAAAATGATTGCAGATATGATGCAATTAGGTTTTGTTGAGATGAAGCCAGTATTTGAGATTTTCTATAATCAAGGTGTTAAAGATGGTAAAGGGGATAAAGAATGAACTTAGGTTTGTATGAATTAATGGATCGTATTTATGTTGTTCAAAACACATTACATGATAATGTATACGAACACCAAGAAACAGATGCAGAGTTACAACTTATTCTAGATAATGCTCAAGATGCTTTATCAGAAGCTCACCAATACGTAGCTCGTAAATTTGATGAAACCAGCACAACAGAAACTAACTAAAGAGGAAATGAAATGTTAGAAGTGAAAATTAAAAAGTTACATAAAGATGCAGTTATTCCAACTTACGCCAAATCAGGTGATGCTGGAATGGATTTAACCGCCGTTACTTGTGAATATGACAATGACGATAATATTTGTTACGACACAGGCTTAGCTTTTGAAATTCCCGAAGGTTACGTTGGTTTGATTTTCCCACGATCTAGTTTGAGTAAACAAGACTTACTACTTACCAATCACGTTGGCGTTATCGACTCAGGATACCGAGGTTCTGTTTCTTTTAAATTCAAATATACAAAACCAAGCTACGATTTGAATGAAGATTATGACGGTTTAGATGACGACAAACATTGGAGAGTAAAGCTTTCTCACAGCACACAGAAAGAGTACAAGGTTGGTGATCGTATCGGTCAGATAATCATTGTGTCTTACCCTAAAGTATCTTTTGTTGAAGTAGATGAGTTATCAGATACAGAACGTGGTACAGGTGGTTTTGGTAGCACTAATAAATAATTAGTCAAACAACTAAATAATTCAAAGCATGTTAGCATTAATTTGTTGACATGCTTTTTCTATTTGTGTACTATGTATTTATCGAAACGAGATAATGTGTTTAAGGAGAACTTCATGTTTACAAAACTTAAAGTGTGGTGGATGTTACGTTGTTTTAAGAAGGGTTTAGAAACAAACCCAGAAATGCAAGCTCTAAAGAAAAGAATGGAAAGTTGTATTGAACGTAATAAGGAGAGCAATAATGAACATTGAATTACTACGTAAAGAAATCAATAAAACAAATGCTACACTATTCCGTGTAAACTTTGTTAAACAAAACGGTGAACATCGTACAATGTATGCAAAAATTGGGATTAAACGACACCTCAGCAAAAACCCAAACAAACGTAAAGTATCAAATGTAAATAACGATATTATGCGAGTGTTTGATTGTGAGAGTAAGTCATACAAGAGTTTTAAGTTAAGCTCTGTAACTGAATTTAGTTGTCGTAATGTTGTTTTGAAATAGGAGATAAGAGATGAAAGTTTTAGTTGTCGGTGATTTTAAAAACAAGCAATATTTAATAAATAAGTTAATTGAGCAAAGTGTTGAGGTTATTCAAGATAATGAAAAGACCTTGCGAGGGAAGGTTGCTGATCAACTGTTCATAGATGAAAGTTGGATTGAGGATAAGTTAAATGAACATCAAATTCCAAAACACTAAAGCTAATCGTAAAGCTCTGACTGAAGCAGGTTTTAAGATACACGATCCTCATAAAACATTTAATCGTAAAGCATGGATTATCATTGGAGATGACGGTATGTTATACGGAGTAGATCGAAGAACCTTTGTTGTTGTAACTGTTGAAGATTACCTTGAAAGTAAAGATTACAAATTTAACATTGAAAATTGGGAAGAATTACGATGAAAACACAACAAGAAGTTGAAAAGCTTCGTGATGAAGTTTATGCAAAAGCACTAGAATACCAAAGTAAGTCATCAGATGCATATTTTAATGATGACAAACTGGCTATGAACGAATACAACCAAGCTTATGGGAAGTTTTTAGCCCAATATCAAATTTTACTGAAGGTATTAGAATGAATTGTATTAAACTTAGAGAAGAACTTGTACAAGACTTACTTAAAGCTCGAATCTACTACTCTAACAAAGTTGACACTCTTAAAGAAAAGAAGAAGTGGTGGATGATTGCACCATTCTCTCAAACTGATTTAGATTTAATTAGATACGAGTTTCGAGTAGAGTATATTGAGAATATGTATCGGATGGTGAGTAAATCTACTGCTAGTACAGTTGCTTTAGATTTATATGAATTTAACCGAATATATGAGTATGAAAATGATTAAATTTGGATTTTATCTGTCCTTAGCACTAACAATATTTGGGCTGTGTTTTATATTAGATGTAACCCACATGTTAGACAATAGAAATTTAGCTATCTTCGTTGAGTCTGTAGCTTTATATTTATACAGTGTATTTATTGCACACAATGCTAAACATGTGAAGTGGTGGTAATATGATTAAATTTAACATGAATAATTACGTTTGGTTTGAACCTACAGAACTTGGTTTACAAGTATTTATTGACTACTACAAAGCTTATGGTTTTGATCATAAGTTAGAAGTTATTAACGGTAAAGCTGGGTTACAATTTCACAACTTTATTGATGTGTATGGTGAGTATATTACTACTTACATTTGTAAAGATAGAGAAGTGTTTAAGCATTATGAGTTTTATATTGATGAGGAGTTGTTGTGATTAAACTTGAAGATGTAGATGGCAATGATATTAAACTACCTCATGGAACAATTGAGTTAGATGTAGAGCAAGGGGGTTGGTGTACGAATTATAGTGTAGATATTACTTGGACAGTCGATTATCATCGTCCCGATTTAGAGTTGTATAAGTACGAAATCTGCACTAGTTTAGAGGAAGCTTTAGATTGGTACAACAAACAAGATTTAGCTACTAAAGGTGCATAGATGAACATTCTAAAGATTTCAATCATACAAATATTGTTCTTAGTAATTGTAAGTTTAGGTGCTTTGATGAGTGGAGATAAAATCACCTCATGTATTGCAGGTTTGTATGCAATCCCTTATGTGCTGATGGTAATATCTTTTGCACCAGAAATTATAGAAAATGAGAAATATTAATTACAAAAGGAATTGACTTAATAGTTGATTCCTTTCTTGTTTTGTACTACACTAATTTCATAAATTAAGGAGATATGTTATGAAAGTTAACATGAAAACAACACGTTACTTCTCTTGGTTATTACAAAGTAAGAAGAACCAAAAAGAGTTTAAGAGTTGGTTAACAGATAATGGTTATGACGTGTTTGAAGGTAACGGATTGGCATTTAATGAAGTCATTAAGTTCAAATATAAAAAGACAGAAGGTGTGTTGTGGGTGACTGGTTATGCGAACCCTGTTTTTATAATGTTGATGAAGAAGTTTAAGGATGGTTTATAGTGAAGTATTTTGATGGTGTTAACAATTTGTACAAGGTCGCTGAAATGTCTCTTGAGGACATGAAAGCGTTTCAGTTACAACAACTCAACAGGCTGGATATACTACGTAAAGAGTTACAGCAAACACGTTTGAAACTAGAGTTAGAGATTGTAGATTTGCAATGTGATGTTAATACTGTTCAGAGGTTGATGAGAGGTGTAAAATGAACATTAAAGAATATAAATCAGAACTTGGTAAACTATATCAATCTAAACGAGAAGAAGCTCCATTACAGAAGATTGTATTTGAGATTTATAGTTTGTTTAAGTTTTGGATTGAGAGTGGAGAGATGTTGCCAATTAGCATTTCTGCTAAGGATTATCAACGATTAACAGACAATCAAATTGAGTTGGTAATTATTCAATTAGCTGACAAAGGTTGTAAAGTTGAATATGTGATAGAAAAACGTATTAATAGTGAAAACAAGTTTGTTCTTGTTGATTTAGTTTAGGAGTTATTATGAAAACAATTAACTTTTCATTTAGAGACAAAGATGGTGAAGTGTTATTAAACACTCACTTGGTTGTGCATCAAGGTATGAACTGGATAGGTTTAGAAGAAGCTCTTTCTGATATGATTTCAGATATTACAGGTAAAAGAGAAGACGCTAGTGCTGCTATTTTGTGTGATCAGTGGTTAAAGGTTAAAGAATTTCCTAACGGAATGCATTTCTTCATCAATTACAGCAATTATTGGGGTTTTACTTCAGCTTATTTATTTAGAGAAGAATGATTATGAAATTCATATCACAAAACAACACATACGAATTTGACAGTATTGATTTTAAGAACGACTTAGTTGCTCTATATATTGACAATCAGTATACAGTTTTTAAGTTTGATGGTGATGTAGAGTTCTTCAGGGATGGAGATGGTACTGGAGCAATATGGGTTGATTTCTCACATGATATTACTGTAGAATTAGTACATGAATTAAGTGATGATAACTTAGTCCTACTTAACTTTAAAGAAGTATATATTATTGAGTGGATTGCTGAACAAATTTATAAGGAGAAGTGTGATGAGTAACTTAGATAAGAGTTTTGACGATTGGTTAAAGGAACAAAACCAACCAGCTAGTAATTTCTTAAGACGAGAGGCTTATGAGGCAGGACAACAATCTAGACAGAAAGAGATTGATCGACTTAAAGCGATTATTACAGAAGCTTTAGCTGTGTATGATAGACCAATGTGTGATGAAACTGCATTGTATCAAAGAGATGACGATATTTACCACATCCTTACGGAAGATAAATTTGTTTAATTTACACAAAACACTGCAATTAATAGTTGTGGTGTTTTTATTTACCTGTTATATTTACATCATTGAACAACAAGGTTTAAACAAATGAATATCTTTATCTTAGACACAGATGTTAAGAAGAATGCACAATATCACGCTAACACTCACGTTGTTAAACAGGTGCTTGAATATTGTCAATTACTCTCAGGAGCTTGTCATTTGCAGGGTGTTGCTGTTGATGGTATGTATAAACTAACTCACAAATCGCATCCAAGTATGAAATGGGTCTTAGAAAGTAAGCAGAACTTCGACTATTTATTATCTCTTACAGAAGCTTTATTAGAAGAATATACACATCGTTATGGTAAAGTACATGCTTCATCAAGATTGATTCCTTTATTTAAATCTGTGCAAAATAACATCCCTAAAGGTTATAATAAACTAACTAAGTTTGCTATTGTAGTGAATAAATAAGTAAGTAATACACAAGATGCTGTAACAGATTATCGTAAGTTGTATATGACATCTAAACGTGATTTGTGTAAGTGGAAGAATCGCAATACACCAGAATGGTTTGTTTAAGGAGGTTATAAAATGATTTTTTACAGAGTTGTGAATCTTGTGACGGGTAGAGGAGCATACTCCCACACTGACTATTGTGATCAAAACAACATAGACTGCAAGTGGCGACATGAGTTAGTTAATATGAGTTTAAGTCATGGCTCTACTGTAAATTCAAGAAGAACCCCTTGTTTGTATGAGGATGATCTGCTATATAGTGGTTGGTCACACACCATAAAAGAAAGTACAGAAGGTAACTATCAAATCTTTTGTTTTGAATCTATTAACCATTTTAAGAGTTGGTTTTCACATGAAGAACGTGAACTTTTGAATGATGCTGGATTTAAATTAATGTCTTTTGAATGTGAGGTTTATAATCTTTATAGAAAACAGGCGACAGTTCCACTAAATGTGTTTAAACATTGCAAAGTTTTAGACGTGACAAGTTTATTAGGATATTAATCAGGAGATTTAAAATGTGGAATGTTATTGATGAACAAGATGATTTATCATTGCCTCAAGTAGATTATGGTTACTTCTTAGTGACTTTAGAATATTATGAAGGTGGAGGTGGACGAACAGTAGATAAAAGCTTTTATACGAAAGATAGGGAGTTTGCTAAACAAACACACGGGTTGTACAGTCGTAAACATCAAGGTAAGCAATCTGTTCATTTTCAAGCTGCTGGTACAACCTACAGAGTATTAGCTTGGATGGGAATCCCTGAAGCTTACAATGGAGATTTAAAATGACGTATGTTAAACAGTTTCGTGGTAAAGAGGATGACATTTTTACAGAAATTAATAATCACGCTTTAGCTTATGGTGTGCGAATATTAGGGACTGACACAGTGTTCTATAAGAACGACTTTTACACTATCATTGTAACATTTGAGAAAACGGTATGAGAGATAAAACAGATACATATACACAAGTACGTTATTTCTACAACAAGGAGACAAACGCAGTTTATAGAATTGTTAATAACTTACGTATATCAATGTATTATCGAAGTAAGAAGTCTTTTGGTGTTTGTAGCAGTAGCGCTAGAGATATATTAGATGCTTACTATCAAGGTAGGTTTGTTCTTGTTAATGAGAGAGATTTGGAGAAGTTTTTATGAAATATGATAATGGTTTTAAGATTGAAGATTTCACAGATATTAAAGATGGAATGTCTTTTGATAGGAAGGTAACATTTTATCATGATAAGACTGGTGAAATTGAAGCTGAATATTACTATTCAGAAGGTAAAGTTAATTACTTACAGAGTTGGGGTTTCTCCAAAGATAGTTTAGGTGAGTTACGTAAATCTAAAGCACATAAAACTAAGAAGCCTTTCTTTTCATTACAACAAGGTTGGTTTGGGTTTTCCAAATAATCATACAAGGTTTTGATATTAAAGTTTGAATTGATGATACTTTAAATCATATACGATTTTCATTAGTAATATCAAAACCTTACAATATTTTAATTCATAAATGGAAACAGTTTTACATAGCTGATTTCTGTAGAAAAGTTTAATTAGAGGAGTAAAGATGTGAAAAGAGAAGAACAATTAGCTTTGAAGAAAGCTGAATACGAAGGTAAGATTTATCCTAGTAATAGTTATGGTGATGTAGTTGTGTTAGAGTATGTTAACTCCAGAGATGTTACCATTAAATTTTTAAACACAAGAAACATTCGTAAGACAGGAACATCCGAACTAAGGAAAGGTGAGATCAGAGACAATGAAGATTTTCCAGTATATAAGGTGGGGGTTATGGATATACCTAACGAACTAAGAAGAGGTCAGCCTGCACCTAAAGAATATAGTATTTGGAATGGAATAAGACAACGATGTTATAATGAGAATACCAGAGAAACTTCCCTCGTATGAGGGTGTTGAGATGTCGGAGAATTTTAAATTCTATTCTTACTTCAAAGAATGGTGCAACAAACAAATAGGTTTTGGTAATGAAGGGTGGCATTTAGATAAAGATATTTTAGTAAAAGGAAATAAAATCTACTCTGAGGAGACGTGTTGTTTTGTACCTGCTGAGATTAATACTTTGATATTGAGGGCTGATCGAATCAGGGGAAAATACCCTATTGGGGTATACCACGACACTTCTAAAGTTCATAAGAGGTTTTCGGCAAGAGTAAGTAAGGGCGGAAAATACAAACGTTTTGGAAGTTACTTAACGCCTGAAGAAGCCTTTTATGTGTATAAAAAGGAGAAAGAGTCTCACATTCAGGAGATAGCTAATAAGTGGAAAGAACAAATTGATCCACGAGTGTATGAAGCGCTAATGAACTGGACAATTGAAATTACAGACTGAGGGCTTCGGCTCTCTTTTTATTTAGATAAACTACCCTAACAACTAACGTTTTTTTTGATATAAAATATCTCCGAGGGGTGAAAGTATTTAGACCTGTTTGTTGGTAAAAGTTTTGAAAAATAGGTAGTTACATTCGGACGATCAAAAACTAGAAAAGTTTTAGAAAATTTTATCATCTAACCCCAGACCTAGCTTTTGGTAGGTTTTCAGGTATCAACATTTCAAAACAGATAACTTTAAGTAATGAATAATTAATAAATGTATAACCAATCTAATAATTACAAAAATACTTAAAAAGTTATTGCATTTCAAAAATAAATTAATTAAAATCCCGCGCCCGTTTCATCTATATAAACTTGCTTAACTGTTTTAAAATCTTTCGCTACGCACTAATGATAAAACATAAGGTTCAAAACACTGGCACAGCACCAAAACCAACAATAGAACAGATATACGTTGTCTTTTTTAAATAAAGATTTATTTGATATTCAGACACTTATTAAAAACTTTATAATTAATTTAAAATTATTATTGACAGTGTTTTATAAATTTACTAATATGAACTCATCGGAAGCAATCAAGCTAAGCCGAACAAATAGGAAATAAAGATATGTCAAACTTCACTCTTAACTATGTTTTAGATTCAATCAAATCAGACGTACAAGATGTATTACGTAACTTGTCACAAGATGAATTGAATGAAATGACAGCAAAAGACATATGTGACCTTTTAGATGAAAACAATTATGGTGCTCCAGATGTAATTTACTATGCGGACGGTTGGGAGATTGTAGCAGGAAGTTCTTTTAATGACTATGACGCAGAGTGTTTAGACTTTTCAAACTGTGAAAACTCATTAGATTGTATTATGGAAGAAGCTCGTGGTAAGGTTGATTCAGCATACTATACCAATCGTGAAGAGATCGCAGGAGATGTTTTGGATGGTTTACAGAATGAACCACAAGATTAATTAAATAATTTTTAAACTAGGTCAAGATATACGTTTTATTGATTAACTAAGTTTTATTTTAGATGCAATTTACTCTTACGTGAGTTGCATCACTAAATGAAATATTGTTAAACGACACAAAGTAGCAAGGTAAGCTTGCAAGGGTAGAGAACTATGAACAAACCAACACAACACGAATTAAACGCATTATTAACGAGTGTGCAAGTCCATTCACATATGGGTGCGTGGGCACGACAACAAAGACAACAAAGTTTGTTTATTAAAACTTTGTTTGAAGACGGTACTTTTTTAATTGAAGAGTTCGAGCCAGCACAAAAAGAAGTATTCTATCGTGTTAAGTGGGAAGATAACGAGCAATATAGTGTAATGGTTGATGTCCCAAACAAATACGATTACCACAAAGAAGCTTCACTTGGTAAAACAAGTATTATTAAGCGTGAGATTGCTTTCATGAAGGCGCACAGTTTAAGTTTTACTTCTATTGAAGTTGCAGAAGGAGCTTAATCAATGCTAATCATCAATCGTTATGAGAATAGGCAGACTGGTAAAGTGACAATACAAGCGCATGTATTAAAAGGTAAAAAGGTATTAAAGTCATATGCTCCATGTTGTCCCAGTTTAATTGATATGATTGCACAGCACTATAGCTTTTATTTGTTGTGTGATGTAGACTACTATAGCAAGTTAGATGTTGTTAATATTGTTAATGTTAAATAAAATTGAGCAAAGCTCACAAAGGAAAATGAAAATGACTTATAAGATTGAACAAATTGTGTTAGAAAATGATAAAGCTTTTTGTATTGATGGTTTAGACGGTTACTACTACTGTTATGAGATTGGTGTAACTCACTCAACACGAAAAGCAACTATATCTAAAACATACGGTTTAGAGTACACAAAAGAAAAACACTTTGTGCCACGTTGGGGAAATCCTAGCACTACAGATAAAACAATTGATTTAAGTATAGATAAAATTTAATTGTTTACTTTCAGCATGAATATGTTTTACAATGTGTTCATGCAATAAAGTAAATATGAGTAATTACAGGTACATCAAAATGGTATACACAAGTAAAGAAGTCTTAGAACAATACAACAAAGGAAAGTCTATTGTATTGTTTACAAGTAAAGATACTATCCTTTTAAAACAAGGTGTATCTTGTTCAGATACGGTAAACGAGATACTAAGCACTGGGTTATATCGTCATAATCAGGTGACACATGGGAGAATCTTGTAATGAATATCACAAGCGGAACATCGACAAAATACTCTTATTACAACTGGTATAAAACGCATAATTATTGGCATGATGCAAACAAAGAATTGTCTAAGACTTTAACAGACGCTTTGGTTAAATTTGCTTTAGATCGTTTAGATAGCGATATTGTTGAAATGATAGTAACTAAAGGTTGGATATGTCATATTGATAGACTTTGTAACGATACCAATGAAACATTGAACGATAGTACATACCAAATTAACTTTACCAACAAAAACGGTGTACGTATTAGTATAGACGGTGTACTATTGAAAAAGTACAGACCGTTCTTAGATCATGGGTTATCTTTGGATGAAGGACAGTAAAATGAACATTAAACGAATCAAACAACGTACTAAACTACGTGCACAATACGAAGTAAAAGACATGTTATCAACTAAAATATTTAGCACAAAACACAACACATATACAGTTGGGGATATGATTACACTTACAAGCTGTATGGTTATACTCACTTTGTTCGCATATGTATCTTTGATGGTAGGTATTCCAAAATGAGTATTAAATCAAGCGTATTAGAACACGGTACACATACAGACAAAAGTATCCAGTAGTAAAAACAATGGCAGCACTACAACACGTATGCTTTATTCAGCAAAGAGAATGACGCTGTAATTATTTCAGTAGATGAAGCACATGAACATGATTTTGTTGGTCAAAAGGTTGAAGATGTACATGCCCCTGAGTGGGTAGTTGTAACAGGTTTTGAAATTGTTATTAAAGGATGATGGGTGAATAGAGATGAATAAAGAACAATTGTTAGATAAGTTATTAGATGCAATAGACAGAGATTACAATCAATATTGGGATGAACATATGGTCTTGGGTATGTCTTACAGTGAGTTGATTGAAGCTAGAGAGCTATTACAACAAATTAGAGATGAGGTGAAGACATGATAAACGTACAAATTAAAGGTGATGTAATACAAGCTCACAATAGCAAAGGTCAATTGATTGAAGTATTTATTAATCATTGTTCTACAGAAGATCGTATGTATTGGGTTGTTAAGATAGATCATGTAAAACACACAGAAATAGAGGAACACAAATATATAGGTACATTATGGGAAGATATGAACACCTTAGAAGGTATCTTCATTTGTTTTAACTAGGGGGCATATAGTGACTACAGATAAACTTTTACAGAAGATAGAGGCTTTATTACATGATAACCCAAACATTAGTCATGTTGAAGTATCTTCATTGATCAAGGATATAAAGATAGGCTTAGATAAAGCTTATGTACAAGGACACTGTGATGGGTATAACAAAGGTTTTAGAACATGCTTAGATATCTATGCCAGTAAATAACACATGTTATATAACACCAATAGGGAGCGATTAGCTCCTTTTATTTATGCCCTTAGTAACTAATAGTATTAATCGCCAGTACAACAAATAACACCCTACAACATAATAAAACATATGCAATCAGCTAATCTTATAATTAGACTCATAGTTATATTCTCAATCGTTTATCTATTATCTAGTTACTTATACGACACCTTCTTAATACATACCCATATGCTGCTCTCTTTTGTCTGTTATGTTAACTTACTGGATTATTCTTGTTATCCTTATTACCCTGTAGTACGTGTTGTTTAGCTTGACAACCTCAACCTCCTCTACAACTCTCCTCCCTAATAACCTCTACATAAGCTACTAACTTCTAGTAAGTGTATATCTACTGGTAAGCTACTACCTATGTAATAGTATGTTATGAATACATAGATGAATGATAACGTGAGCGTAGTGATGACTAAATTAAATGAATAAAGTTATTGACACTGTATGAGTAATTAACGATAATGAATGTATTAGGTAACACACAACATAAGAGAGCAACACTGTGAACATAGAAGCAACTAAGCTACTGTTAGGTAGCAGAGATAAAGCGGAGTACATACTTAAGCATAAACCTTTTGTAGCTACTCACTTCAACACAATGGATGATTCATATATAAACAATGTAGAGCCTGAATATGACAGTATCCTGTACATAGACTTGATTGAACTAAGTAGGTATCTTAGAAGTAATAAAGATTGGTAGAGCTACACATACAGTAGTCTTTAGGATATCAACACATCTTAGGGACTACTTTAGACCACTGAGTTGATAGTACAGAATATTTATCTTTAGATATTTTAGAATCATAAGGAGGTTTAGATTTGGGGGTGTGGGTGCTGTTAAGCAACACTTCTATGATTCTAAGAAATTAAGGAATACCATAAGAGATATTTCTGTAGGTAGTAAAACTAAGAAAGATAACAACACTTCTATGAATACAATATTTTTACAAGAAACCTTACAACCACTAGGGTTTAACAATGGAAAGATAACAATAAAATAACAATGAAAGAACAATAAGTTTGATAGAGATTTTGATACTAATTTTATTGTTAGTTGATGTAGTGCTAGCGGTGTTCTTAGACTGGTGTATTATCTCTATTTATTATATTTTAGTATGTTGATATTTTAAGATAGTAACTTCTTAGTATTATCTATTTTATTATATACATATAGATATTTTTATTATTCAGTTTATTATCTTTTATAGTGTTCTCTATTATCTCAAAATAATTTTTAGTATTATGATAAAAACACCTAATCTCTAGTTGTGTAATCTTAGTTGTTGTGTTAAACTTGAGTTAGTACGTGACAAAAATAATCTAGTTTCTCCTAAAGAGAGAATTTAGAAATTCGAAAAATGTCACGTTTTTCTTTAGTGCTTAACTTATAAGGAGTATACATACTTACATGAACCAAGTAAAGAGTTTATTAAAAATAAATCCATCCAACCTTACAGAAGATATTTCTACAAACACACAAACCTTAGTTGTACCTACAGGTTTACACTACATGAGTGAAGTGCTAGAAGACTTACCCAAAGGAGTATTCATTGATAAACAAGTATGTGGTGTTGGTGGTACTACGTTAGCTATCAAGTCCAACACTAATTACGTTATCGCTGTACATCGTAAGCTCCTTGTTGAAAACAAACACATCCAACATCCAGATATTTTAGTTAAAGTTCTAGGTGGTGTCAAGGTTGATGATATTATTAGTCAAGTTAAATCTGGTAAGAATAAGATCATTACAACTTATGATGGTTTAAAGAAAGTATCAGAAGCTTTAGGTAGTCTTGGTGTGTTAAATCATTTCCATCTCTTAGTAGATGAGGTTCAGAATGTTATTCGAGAAGGTGGAGATTTTAGAGATGAGGTGTGTAACTACTTACTGGATAATAGTTGTAACTTTGCTTCTGTATCCTACCTAACAGCTACGTCAACAGAACGAAAATATCTTCCAGAACAGATTAGAGATATTCCATACCTAAAGATTGAATGGGAAGATAGCGTTAACATCAAGGTTAATCAGAAACACATCAAGGGTGATCTTACTCAAGCTATCACAGCTATCGCTTTAGAGCACTTGGATGACTCTAGTAAAGGTGAAGCTTATTTCTTCTTCAATAGTGTTAGAGGAATCCTGCCTGTTATTAAGAACCTTATTAAGTTGAGAACAGTAACAGAAGAAGACATTAAGATTATTTGTGCTGATAGTGAAGATAATGAGAAATTGTTAAACTCTCTTGGTGGTGTATGGAAACCTGAGAGACCTTTAGACCAAGATAAGGATGGTAACTTAGTTGTAAATAACAAGACGATTACGTTTATCACTAAAACTTGTTTTGAGGGTGTTGACTACTACTCAGATAATCCTGTAACCTACATCGTGTCTGATGCTAGGAATAAAGAGAAGCACTTCGTTAAGACAGACATTGCTATTGATATTAGACAGATTGCTGGCAGATTTCGTACAGCTAACCCAATGTCTAAACAGGAAGTAGTGTTGCTTTGGACTGGTCAGTATGAGGGGTTTGGTTTGTCTGAACAAGAGTACGAGGAGCATGTACTGCAAGAGATTGAGAAAGCTAAGAACACGATCAATCTTGTCAATAGTGGTCAAATCCATTCAACTCTAGAACAGTTAGCTAAGACATCTAAATATTATACAGAACGCGATGGGGTTGTGTGCTTAAACAACCTAGCCTACAGTAATATCATGTCTGAGTATCGAACACAGTACGAAGATTTCAAAGTAGTTGTGGATGGTGGTAAGGAGATTAAAGCTTTGGATAACCGTTTGAATAAACTTTATGATGTTGACAACTATGTCATACCGAAGCTATCACCTTTAGACAAAACTGGTCTAGGGAAGAAACTGAATTTCGCTGAGGTGTCTTATGATCTATACAACCTACTTTCTTTAGGTGTCGATAATGAGGAGGTTAGAAATATCTACTTAGCTTGTCCTCGACTTAAAGAGTATGTAGATGAGCTTGGTTTTGATATTCTTAAAACACTAGGTTATCAAGAAAGTAAGATCAAAGTTAAGTTCAATGAATCTATTGGTTCTAAAGAAACTTCACTAAGACTCAAAGACGTGCAAGACTGCTTAAATTTTAGTATTGGTGATAAGTACACTTCTAAGCAGTTGAAAGACTTGTTTGCTGAGTGTTTTGAATCCTTATCTATTAACAAAACAAGTAAAGCTAGTTGTGTGTTAGACTACTACAGCGTTGGTCGTGCTAACATTAATGGTTGTAGAGGTTATAAGATTCTTGGTAAATTAAGTTAAATAAAAAGGAGACTACTGTTTGGTAGTCTCCTTTGTTTTGTTAAATAGTTAACTCATCCACTCTTTAAAAGATAATCTTGTATCGCTAACAAGACACCAGTATAAGAAGAATACTGTATTGAAAATCAGCCATGTTCCACTAATTACAAGTGACAGCGAAGAGAACACGATTAAAATAACCTCCCACCAACAAGCACTTCGACTGTTTTCTGTTTTAACTAAAGTTATATGTTGATCTTCTGTGTAACTGTGAAAAGTAGATGAACTGACAATATGCTCCTTACCATTAACAGATAACATATAGTCTGTACATGTTGATCTATTTTTACTTGTCCCACACTCGTAGTCGATTGATCTCTTATTATCTACCATACCTTGAGCTGTGATTACCTCTTTACTACCTCCAAAACCGTGTACTAATGGTTTTAAGGTTAAAGGTGCTAACACTGTTCCAAGTATAATTAGAATTAAAACAACCTTACGTAATAATTTTCTATGCATTTCATAGCTCCTGTTTTGCAATATCAAATAGTAATTGTATGTTAAAGTATAACTCCATAACTTCTTTAGTTGTCCTATCTGTTTGTGGAATCTTGTCAAATAGTAATTCAAACAATCCTGCTTGTAAGTTATCATAGCTGTTACTACAACGTGCTAACCACCCATCAACATATAACTCTATCACACTTGGTTTCTTAAGTGAAACAGAATACCCACCTATCTTTCTAGTTACTTCCACTCATAATCTCCTTTAATCTAAGATATTAACTATATTACACCACTATTTTCAATAAAGCAATAAAAAGAGGACATAAAGCCCTCTAATTTTAATTTAATTACGATTAACTGCGTTAAAACACTAATTTCCCTGTTTTATGAGATGTTTCTCCGATTAAGTCATAACTTGAATAGTTTAGTTCGTAAGTTGTCCACACTGAATCAAGATTAGTGGTTAAGATAAACTTACCACCTCCGTAATCATTCTCCTCGAACTCTGATTCATAGTTATAAGTCTCTTTTAACCATGTAAGTAGTGCTGAAAAAGATGAGAACACACCTTCTATATATTCACGTTCACCATCATCTGAGTTTAAAACATAAACCTTACTCACTTCTTCTTACCCTTCCGTTTATTACGATTCTTTAATCGTGTAGATGGATGAGGTAGTGACTTCTTCCACTTCTCTTGTGTCTCGTTTACTTCTCGCTTCATCATAGATTCAGCTAAATCCCAAGAGCACGAATAGTTATTTAATTGATCTAATCCAATTTGACTAAATTGTTCCTTCGATATTGAAATCTTTTTACTTAAAGGAGTCCTTTCTTTACCTTTGTTAATACTCTTACGAATACTCATCACAACAAGTGTAACAACTAAAGCTATAAACGATAAAATAAATAATAACGCAAATACATCCATTAATTAATTCTCCAGCAAATAAGCAAGATCGTCAATATCTGCTTCCATTAAATCATCAATTGATAAATCTGTTGTAGCGTAGCTATAATATACAGGCATAGAATTATACCGAAGAGTCACAACCTTAGCATTTTCATAACAGTTAGAACCATCATGAAAATCAAAAGAACTTAACACAGATTTAACATAATCATGATGATCTTCGTCTTTAATAAAGAATTTAAACCCTTTATGTTTCATAAGAAATCTCCTAAACAAATCATATAAACTTGTTTACCAAACTCATTACTCAAATAAGCTTTACCATATTTACTCTCAGCAATATTTAATTGATAAGCAGCGTATGTAATTTCATCTAAGATAAGTTTAATAGCTTTCTCAGCCTGTGTTGTTGGTGCAGGAGCTACAGAAATAGCAACTTCATAACTAACTCCATTCTGACGAGCATTAGATACATCTTCTGCAAAATCAGCAATACTCTCACATAACGTCAATTCAACACCAACGGGGTTCAACGATGTTTGGTTTAAAGAATTATCTACAATTTGTGCATAAGCTGGTGAGTATTGACAGGATAGAAGTAATACACTAAAGATACTTAGTAGTTTATTTTTAAGTTTCATCATCTACTCCTAAAATAACTTCTTCTGTTGGGAACACCTCTATTGTTGTAGACTCATCATCCCAACACCAGTCATCAAGTGATGAATTATTTACATCTTCTTGGAACATATCAATAATTTCAGAATCAGACATTTCCGATCTGCTACCGCCTAATGTGATTGTTTTTACAATTGTTGCTACTACTGTACGACTCATCTTAAATCTCCTATTTAACACACTTAACAGGTGATCCGTCTTGGTAAACAAGAATACCATTAAATTGTTTTTCAACAAGATTGAGTTGTTGTTGAACTTCTTTATATTCGATGTATACAAGTCCATCTTTACACTCTGGAACAATTGTCGTCCGTGTTGTACAAGCTGTCAATGTTAACCCTAGTAATAAGATTGCTAATAATTTCATTTTTAAAATCTCCTTAAATTAATTTGTTCTCTAAATATAATACAACTGACTAAGTGTTGTCAATCAGTTGTTCAACAATAATGTCATGTTCTTTTAGTAGATTAATCCCTGCTCGATCACGGTATTCTTCTTTGTATACTACTCGTCTAACCCCTGCTTGGGCTATCATAGCACTACAAGCTGTGCAGCAACTTAATGTGGTATATAGAGTAGCCCCTTTGATTGAGACTCCTTGCCTCGCTGCGTGTAGTATTGCATTTAATTCAGCATGGATAACTGTATTTAAAGTTTTTAGTTCTCCTGTCTTCTCAAACCAACTTCCCTTACCAAATTCAGCATGAAGTGCAACTTCTTCGTATTCACAGCGATTATCCCAACCACTAGGCGTTCCGTTATAACTTGAAAGCATTACGTTCTCAGGTGTAACTAAAACACAACCTACTTTCTTTCGTACAGCATGAGATAATGTAGCGATATTCTCCGCACAAGACATATAAACCTTATCTAAATCTTTTTGACTAGCCATTATTTTTCCATTCTAATAAGTTTGTCTGAAAAAGGCATACCAATAATGGTATCGAACTTGATTAAATTTGTGTTTGTGTAAATAGTATGTCCTGACCAAAAACCTTCAACCTCCAAGTAAGCGCGACTTCCTGAAATTTTAGAAATCTTTGTTTTTACAAGATTAATCTTACTCTTACCTGTCACGTAGATATAGATTACATCGTCACCAACGAACAGTTCATTACCGTATAAATCTTTCATTTACCTCTCCTCAACTTTATTACGACTAACTGTAATCCCTGATAACTTAAAAGAGTCATCATCAACATGAATATAAAACTTAGCTAAACTGCCATTGCCTGATTCTAATACATTCTTAAAGTAACTGAAATCATATCTTGGTAGAACGATAACAACTTCTTCTGTATTAATACCTAACCTACGACTTGCTCCGTTAATGGATAATAATGCTTTCTGTAAATCGTGTAAAGCTTGTGTTTTGTTAATGTCCATATCAAGCTCCTAGATGCCTTGTGATAACTTACCATCTTCAATTAACCAAACTTCTTCTGTACTCCACTCACCTTCATGCGAACCGCTTTTAAGCAAGTTTAGTACAAACACTTCATCTAAGTATTCCTCATCTTCGTCATCTTCATTAGCAAATGCTTCTAACTCCAAAAGACTGTAAGCAATACCAATCCGATCTTGCACAAAAGATTCAATACTATCATAAATCTTAGTCTCTAAACCATTTTCATCAAAATCCGCATTAATGTATAAAAGTTGCATAACCTTATCCTTTAAATAATAACTTTCTTAACTTTACGTGTTTTCTCGCAACGTCTACACTCTTCCCACCATTCATCATCAAAAGGGCTTAACTCTTGTTCACAATGATGTGGAAAGCAGAATAATTGTTTAAGGAATTTAAGTATCATTGCTCATCCCTCACATCCGATTTTTCATTGCAGTCATAGCAGATATTAATTAAGTCTTGCGAATTAACCATTACTTCTGTGAACTCGCACTCACCATCAACTTTACCACAAAGATCGCAAACCATCATAAACTCAATATCTTGTTCAGCGTAATCTTGGAATTTACCCCAAGCAAACTTGGTCGCACTCATTGTATATTGATCACCAAGAGTTTCTTTTAAATGATCAATTGCTTTCTTAAAAGCTTCTTTGATTACTGGTTGACAATCCTCAAAACTGTAAACTTTAGACATCTTTATCTCCTTTATAAAACAAACTTAAAACAAACAATATTACTAAGAGTACACTAACCGTAATCAGCACTTGTAAAAAGAATATCACAAGTGTAGGAATTAAGAAAGCAACTCCTGCAATGATTAGTAGTGTAACGATAAAACGTAGAATATAATCTACCATTCTTTAATCTCCTGTGTCAATGATAACATTTAATTAAAATTCCCTCTGAGTTTGGCTCTGATCTTCGTTTAACCAAGTATCGAGTTGGTTCTATTCTTTGTGAGTCCCATTTCTTAGAAAACCAACTATTATTGTAGTAGTCTAAAGGGCTGTCATAATCGATCCACCACAAATAGTACATCTTAGGACAAAGGATATTAGCAACCTTAGACCATCTCGTAAAATAAGATACCCACCAAAAGTAAGGACTCTCAACTTTCTTATACTCTTTCCAAAACTTATAACAATCTTTGAGGAATTGTTTTCGTGTTAACTTCTCCTCTCGTTGTTTAATCTTAGCTAAAGAACGTTTATGTCTCTCTTGCTCAACAATATCTTTAATTTCCATTACTTAGTTTTCCATTTGTTGGCTATTTTCTCCAAATCCTCAAATGTTTCCCAGTTAATACTGAAACTGAACTCTCCATGTTGTACTGGAATATAACTAATTGGAGGTTTTCGAGTATAAGAAAGTCTGTATTTATTTACGGTCACAGTATTTTTACGAATAGTTAAACTTACCTCATATCCGTAATCTACATAAAGCACATCATCGTACCACTGACAAGATTCTGATAACATTTTGTTTGGATTGTATAATGAATAACTTTTCTTACTATGTAGATTACTTCCAAAAATAGTTTTTATCTTTTGGATTTCTTCCTTTGTAAACTCGTTTGGTATCATATGAAGGGTATGCTTTAAAGCTTCTAAAAGTCTAAACACCTAAATGTCCTTTAAACATAAAAATAGGGATACGCAGATTTTACCCCAAACATCCCTATCGTGTCAATATTTATTAACGGTTAGAATAAGCGTTAACTAGGAAGAATTTTCTTCTTTGGCTTCTTAGTTAAACCATCTTCTTGTTCCTTTTGGAAAGCTTCTATTTCAGCTTCAAACTTCTTTTGTTGAAACTCTGCGAAGTTTTCAAGTCGTTCACTCAACTCATCAGCATCGAAATAGTAATCTTGCCCTTTGAGTACGTTATCAATTTCTTGTTCTGTCAGCAACCCTTCATAAGCATCACGAACCATCTTATGAACACGTTTACGATCAAACATAATCGAAGCGTAGTTTTCATGCTCTTTCCCAATCGTACCAGATGAAGCGGTGTGCACGAAAAATTCAGCTCGTGGAGAAATGGAGTACGTGTGACAATTTAGGAAGATGATCGTAGCTGCACTACCGCATCGACTTTCAATATGTCCATGTACACGTGCTTGTGTATTCTGAATTGCGTTAATGATTACATCTGCTGTACCTAATAAACCCCCGCCTGAATGAATACGAATAATAAACTCATCATCAGGTGAAGCATAGTTCAGAGCATCAATCAAATCAAAGTAATCATCAACTTCGGTAATTTCACCAAACAACTTATAGTCGTAAGTATTGAATGTTGTTTCCTTAACTTGCAAACGACTAGGTTTGTCTAATGGGAACATAGGTAACACATCAAAATCTGAATTACCAGTTGTTTTGTCGACCTTGCCTAAAACTTTGTGTTTCATTTAAATCTCCTTATTTATAAAAAGCTAGTAGTGGATATACGAGCACAAACAACCAACCAAATGTTAAACCTCGTAAAACATTACCAATAATTCCACCAACAAGATTTGATGAGGTTTTTGATTTAGTTGCTACTCGATAAATACTTGCAATGGTTGTTGTAATGACTAAGAAAGAGCACAACCAAAATAAAACATAAATCATTTATAAATCTCCTTTATTCCATATTTAAATTATCATAACTTTCTGTAATGAATCGAGAGAAGTCACCACGACGGTTCTCTGAGTGTTCTAAACGCACATAATGGAACAGATCGTTATTAGATACACGAACACCTTCCTCATTTACTTCTGTTACACGATTAATTAGGTCACTAAACCCGTCTTTACGCCATTTAGTTGAATAACGTTGTTTAGCATCACCTGCAACAACTACAACGGAGTCATCTGTGATACGTTCCAACACAAGTTTGTTAATATCTGGTGTCATCCACTGGTTTTCATCAACTATGATGATTGATTTACTCCAAGTTTCGCCACCACACCAGTTTGGAAATTTAAATTCAATACGACCTAACCGTTCTTCCATCTCAAGTTTTTCTTTTGACATAAACGTTTGGAAGATACTTCGCATTGCTTCAAGATGTACATCAAACTTGACTTCATTTGTTGACAACGCACCCAAATCATCTATACCTAAAGTGCTAGGAGTTTTAATAAAGAGAATCTTATCATATTTACCAGTCTTCATCATTTTCAAAGCTTGGAACACGATAGTAGATGACTTACCACATCCTGACGGAGCTGAAACAATAGTACAACGGTGATTGGACATGCCATAAATAATACTCTTTTGAGCTACTGATGGTTTGAACCAACTCAAATCATATTCTTCGTTACACACAACACGTTCAGAATTTACTTGATTCTCACCACGATTCCTACGTTTCTCATGTTTATCACCAACAGCTTGTCCTTGACTGTAGTACGCTTTTGGTTGTTTGTGCTGTTGTCTACGTTTACTCATCTACATTCTCCTACACCCTTGTTGAAATAATTAAGTTGTTGTGTTGGTTTTAAAGTAACACACCTAAAACAATTAAGCAATAGGTGTATTAGTATTATTTACCGATTATCTGTAGTACAGCTAGGTGGAGATTCTTTTAGAGCTTGTTTTGCTATCCAAATCTCTTTGCTACATACAGGGCATTTAATAACATAGCACGTTTCGTTCCTATCATCGACAATCTTTGCTTCATGTTTCATAAACTGGATGTGAGATAAGCAACCCCCACACACAACATCATAGTTTTTATCTTTGTCAGGAACACCTCTAGATAGAATCTTCATTTAACACCTCACTAAGTTGTTTTTTTTGTTGGTGTACGTTTAGCTACTGTTTTAGCCTCTGTTGCAACCACAGGTACGTCAGTACCTCCACTACCACTAACCTCGCTAGAATCGTCTTTTAGAGCACTTTCCTTTGATGTTTCAGCTTCTTGTTTAGGTGCGTTTACGTGCGTACCGTCCAAACTAATATAATGACTTGTTAAAGGCACTAAGATTGCTTGATATGTAGAACCCATACCACCAGTTGGACAATGACTGTTGAGCATTGATGGTGTAAATCCTTTACTTCCCAAGTAAGCAATTTCAAATGTAAATTCAGGTAAGCTGTAAGCTGTTACTGTAATACTACCATCGTGATTTAGTGTTTGTGCCATGTTTAATTTCCTCTTGTTAATAATGTGTGTTTTTAACTATTGTGTTAAGTTTTTGTGCAATCAGAGTATTTTCAACATCTGACAGAACTACTGTTTTACTCAATATGAAGCTATGGTTCTCTACACACCAAGCATACAGCTTCTCTTGATTATACGATAAGACTTCGTAGTTGTTTGTTTGAAATACAGATGTGTATTTACAGTGATTGTAGTTCATCTTAATGTTATGTACTGTAGCAGGTTTTACACCAAGCATTTTTGAAATAATTGGAGCGTTAAAACCTAATATTAAAAGACAACGAACTAAGTCAACATCCTTCTTTGAAAGCTTACCTGTGCAAACTTCTAAAGGTTTTGGAATTTTCCTTTCGTGTTTGATAGGTCGTAAGTTGTTCGCAATACTTCTTGCTGCCCTGTTCAACGGTATTAAATAAAATTGACGCATTTAAGCTCCTTAATCCTAATAACCATCTAAAGTTCTCCTACAATCTTTAGATTTCTTTGTGTATGTTTAGATTATATAACGACATATCAATATTTGCAACCCCTAAACACAACAAATTTGGGATATTTATTTTTCTTTGTTTTACACACACTTAGATCATTGTTACAAAAATGTTTGGTTTTAGGGTATTGACAAGATCGATGGTGTACCCCTATACTGCAAGGAAGGGGTTAGGGGTTGAGTTATATATTTATCTAGTTTAAATAATATTACTATATTGAATACATGAGCTATGTATGATTCAAGAGCTTTTATATAATTATATATATATTAATAAATACTAAATATAATACTTACTATAATACTTATATTAAATACTAATAATATACTTACAGTAAGTATATCTTATGAATACTTAAAGTATTACATACTGTATTAGATATACCTGTATATGATTTAATAAGAATAAATCTTATTTAGATATAATTATATTTATATACTTGTGTTTGGTGTTGTTCTTGTTTGGTGCTAAGAGCGAAGCGATAGGTTTGTCATGTTGGTGTTCTAGGTGTTACCTGATTGAGTTAAACACAATAAACCTAATCTTTTGTTGTTTCTTACTAATTTGGTGTAATTTGATTGAATTTAACCTGATTTGGTGTAAAAAAGATAAAAATATTTGTGTTTTGATTGTTTTGTGTGCTAATTTGTGTGTTCAAGGGGTTGACACTAGAGGAACTTATGTTAAACTTACTCTATACCCACAAGAAAACATGCATTACTTTTTGTGTTGGTTAAGGCGGTAGATCGAAGTTCTCCTAACTTCCTTACTATCTGTGGAGAGTCAACTCCACACTATGAGAGCTTTGGTAAGCACAGATAAGTTAGAGAGTTCGATTCTTCTAAGCGTGAAATACGTTATCGTGGTGAATACGTAATGTGTGAGTAGGTTCAAATCCTACAGCTCTCCACCAAATATCTCCTATGTCGCTACTCGTTCGTATTAAAGTTCATCTCCTTACTTTGATATGATTGCTAGGTAGTCCGCATAATCGTAAGCGGAACTAATTTAAATTGAATGGAGTAAGATTATGAAAGATGGTTATGGTTTAGGTAGCGAAGGCTACGGGCTAGGTTGAGTCAAAATTATGCGGAAACCAAGATGGTGTAGTGAAGTAAACGACTAGTTAAGTTTATGAATCGAGAGTCAGAGCATATCTGATAATTCCGCTCCAAATTAAACAACACCAAACAAGCCTAGAATGATGGATTCCATTGTGCTGTATCGGGATGTTAATAAACATGACTTCGGTAGATGCTCAAACTGTTTGGTTGCTTATGGTGTTATGACCTTCCACCGTACACAAAGGTCGCTTATTTTAGATATATTTGATGAAAACCAGTAACACATAGTTACTAAGGTATTTCAAGTATTCAAAACGGTGTTGGATGTTGAATGAGCTTCAAATCCCTCAAGACTAATCTGTGAAGTTAGTCAATTTTATTGAGAAGTAATTGGTCAAGAGTATCCTTTCAGTTGTTTAAAGACTCACCCATGCGCGTGTTAGTTTAGATTGTCTGTGTAACTATTTGCAATGTCGTTACAGATTACTTCATCAATAAAATTATAATAACAAATTAGGATAATAACCATATGTCAGGACGTTGCCAGTGTTGTAACAGGATTTTACTTCGACCTACAGGAACTCGTACATTAAGTGACGGGACGAAAGTTGAAGAGACATTCTGTAATGTGTGTAGAAACGAAGTTAATCAAATCTTACGAGATACAGAATATAATAAGAATACAAAGTTTGATGGAATTATAGAACAGCAAATGTTTTATGGTTGTGTTACTCCTCAGAAAAATCCTATCTATTAATTAAAAAGTTTTGTTGGTTGAATCTGCTAGACGCACAGAAGTCGTAGTTATTGCACACTACCAACCAACAATTTAGTTTTGCTGTGTAGATGAGAAGGTGTGGTATCCTCTCGTTAAACTAACAAACCTCAAGATGTACTTAGTGAGTGGGTGTACTCGAAAGCAGAAATGGTTACACCAACACAGCAATTTAGTTTTATTGGATGAAGCGAAACCTAAGTTTTAATGATGAATTATTTTAAATATTTGTTAATATAATTCTTGTCAGATAAGGTAGCTTCTGAAAGTCGATTAGTCCTCGATTTCTGACATTTACATTCAGGACTAAATTAATGTTTTTGACTAGAGGTTTAAATGAAAACACTCAAATTACGCATAAAAGACAAACACGCAAAGGTGCTAAATCAGATGGCTTCTGAGGTTAATTTTGTCTGGAATTATGTGAACGATTTGGGTTTCAAGCATCTAAAAAGAAAGGGCGAGTTTCTTTCAGCATACGATATTGCCAAGTATACAAAAGGCGCATCAAAAGAATGCAATCTACATAGCCAAACGATTCAGGCTGTGACCGAAGAATTAGTCATACGAAGAAAACAGTTCAAGAAAGCAAAGTTGAAATGGCGTGTCAGTAATAAAAAATCAGCTAGGCGTTCATTGGGTTGGATACCGTTCAAAAAGGTTGCAATCAAATATGCTGATGGCTACGTGCAGTATGGCAAGCATCAATTCAAGCTATGGGATAGCTATGGACTATCAAAATACAATGTTAGAACAGGCGCATTTGTAGAGGATAGTCGTGGGCGTTGGTATGTGTGTCTTGTTGTGGATTCACCTAAGCAAGATAAACCAAAGGCAACCAAAGCAATCGGTATTGATCTAGGCTTGAAAGATGTTGCCACCTGTTCTGATGGTACGGTTGTTTCAAATCCTAAGTTCTATCGTAAATATGAGCAGAAATTAGGGATTGCTCAAAGAGCAAGAAATAAGGAGCGTGTTCGTGCATTACACGCAAAAATTGCCAATAGTCGTAAAGACCATTTGCATAAAGCAAGTACTATGCTTGTAAAAAATAATGCTATGATTGTTGTAGGTGACTTGAGTGCTAAAAAACTTGTAAAAACTAAAATGGCGAAATCTGTTTTAGATACAGGATTTTCAGCACTCAAAACAATGCTCAAGTACAAATGCGAGAACGCAGGAGTATTGTTTGAAGAAGTCAACGAATCATATACCACCCGAACTTGTAATTTTTGTAGTGGAGATACTGGACCACGTGGAATTAACGGTCTTGGAATAAGAGAATGGGAGTGTCGTGACTGCGGTACAGTTCATGATAGAGATGTAAACTCAGCTCTTAACATTCTTGCGCTCGGGCATGAGCGTCTAGTAGTAGGAATCCCCTTGCTTTAGATTGGGGAGGATGTCAAAACAAGAAAATAACAATAAATAACAATTATTAGGTTGATAACAAGAAAGAAAATAACAATAAATAAGAACTTAGCAATTAAGTTCAATAAATGTGCCTTACGGCATGTTGCGGAGAGGGGAACAGTTATGTGTTCTCGGTGTTGAGACAGGTTAGCGTGGTCATCAATACAACATATATTAAATAAAACAACAATAAGGTGATAAGATGGCTGCTCAGACATTTGTATTAACAACAACTCCTACACTTATTGCAGATGGTACAAAAGCTGCTTATATTCAAGAAATCATCGGAAGTGGTACACGCTTCACTCAATCAGATACTTCCCCAAATACTTCAACTACCCCTTATTGTACAATCATTAAAAACGATCTATCAATATCAGCGGGGTTTAAATTATGGGCTTGGTCTCCAACCGCGTCAAACATTACGATCACTGTTTTAACATCTGAATACTAATTTAAAATAAAGAATAAGAAGTATAATAAGGATAATATAATGATTTCAAATAGTGGAACCACTTCGCTTGGTTTGTATGATTTTAAACGTCAGATTGATTCTTTTGGCGGGGTAGATTATTTCCGCCCTAGTCTGGTTGGTGGTTACTTACCTAACGCTCGTGTAATGTTAGCTAATGGTGATATTGTCCAGAATAGCACAGATGTTAATTTAACCAATGATCCTAATAGTGATATGACAGGGTGGGAAAACCCCAAAGATAAAATCTTAAATCTTGATGACTTTAAAACTGGCGCTAACACCGACGCAGATGCTTTCTATGCGATGTTGGCTTACGCTAAAGCAAAAGGTATTAAGTCGCTAAACATTACACGAGATATTACGCTTGATCGCAAAATCACAATGACTCAAGATGCTTCGCTGTGGTTAAACTCAATCAATATTGATTTTCACGGGCATAAAGTAAACTGGACAGGCGTTGGCGCAGATAATCTATCAATAGGTGTTTTTGAAACATTTGGTATTTTGTCGGCAACTACTACTACGGTTACAACAGATTATCCTGAATACACAAGCGAATTGACCGTTGCGAATGCAGCAGGCTTTGCTGTGGGCGACTGGATTTTGATTGATAGCACATCAGCTTCCAAACCCGACATTTACTTAAACTTTATTGCAAAAATTGAAGGTATTAGTGGGAATATAATTCAAACCGATACGGTTCGTCGCTTGGCTGTTCGCCCTTCTGTTGCTACCGTGAATATAACAAAGGTAGTACCTGTTGATGGGTTTAAAATCACAGGAAACCCCCTTGTTACAGCAACCAATCAAACAGCACGTACCAATGGGATTGGTGCAGTTCAGTATCAATATTGCGTAAACTCACATGCTTATGTTAAGTCTGAAAAACTATGGTTTAAAACTTTCCGATCGTCTCAGTGTTCACGTTTAACTGTGATTGCGAATGGTGAAAAGCCTGCGGCAACTGGAGGCGGTGAAGGTTATGTTGTACAGCTTGAATATACAACCCATTCAATCGTTAAGGCGAACGCTGATAATATGCGCCATTGTGTAGACCTCACAATGGCGTGGCATAATAATATTATTGATAGTTATGACTTTGAGAGCGCGTCTGCTTCATACGGATGCCATGCTGCATTTGAATACAATAACCACTTTTGGCGTTGTGTTTCTATCCGTTCTGCGCAATACGGCTTTCAGGGGGCAGCTTCTACAGGAACTTTTGGGGATACGGTTGATGAGTTGCATCTGCATGATTGTCAGGTTCTCGAAAGCACCTTGCAGTGTGTAAGTTTCGCCAATAAGGGGAAAGGGTTGCATGTTAATGGTGGTCGATATGATGGCAAGTCGTATTCCATCATAACCTCAAATAACGACACTATTATTAATGGCGCAAAACTATATGGTGGCGTTCAAGTCACAAGCTCTGCTGATATGTACACAGGAGGTATTTGTGAGGTTCGCAATAGTGAGACTGTGATTAAGAGCGGGACTCGTGCTGCTAATATTGTTGCAGATCGTAGTATTAAGTTTGTTGGTGGCTCTGTTAGCGGGTTAATAGCCGCAGGGTTAAATACAGTAATTGAAACACTCAACACCGAAGTTATTTGTCCATCCAATACAAGTTTGATTGGGAGCTTTAATACTGTTACTTTAAAAATGAAGGGTGGTAAATTTATCATTCCTAATGGTGCAACAGCAGATCAAACCAACATTTTAAAAGTTGTTGATATGGACGGGGTTGAGTTTGTACAGACGGATGTTGCCCGAGGGAACAGCTTGCTTGGCGCTAAGACATCAATCCGAAATTGCACAGGCTCTAGTCGATTTGCTTTTAATGGTTCTAGCGTGTCAGATTTGGAGTTAAGAGACAACACTCTATCCGCAGTTACTACAGCACCACTTGTAACGCTTCTAAACTTTACAGGTAAAGTGAAGATAAACAATAATACACTGTCTGCATCAAATAGCGCTTTTCTTATTGGTACAACCAACACAATCAGTAAACTACAAATGATGGGTAACGACATCACTGGCGCTACAAGCATTCCAGACGGCCAAGTCACAAGCGGCATTGTGCAAGGTAATATGTTCGCAGGCACAACAACACTGCCGACAAATGGCGCAAATAAGTTTGTAGATTCAAATATCATTACAGCTTAATAAAACTAACCCCTCGAAATGGTTTTTTTTTATTTCTCGGTAAAAGTGCTATTATCGGTAAAACTTACACGAGTAATCAAAATGCAAGAAAACATAATCCATCAAGTAATCAACGATGTCCCTGCTGTAGTTGGTGCAATTTTGTGTTACTTAACGATAATAAATTAAAATGGAGTTAAACTATGCCTTTCAAACCAAACGACCCAAACATTAATCGTAAGGGTCGTGGTACTGGTGAGAGCTTGGTTAATCCCAAGTCCCTCACTGGAACAGAGTATCGTGAGAAAGAATTTAAACAAATTCTTAGACGATTGAAACCATTAAACAACAAAGCACTTAAAGTGTTTACAGATATGCTTGAGGATGAAAAGACAACAGAAGCTACGAAAGTAAAAGTTGCAGTATTCATTATGAAAACATATCAAGACATGATAGATGATTTGTATAAACCAGTAAACGGTGGGAGTTCAGATGGTGATGATCAAGATGATAAGTCTGACTCAACTCCGTTAATTTCTTTTAAAGTTTTAGAGGGTGGGACTAAGTAAGTCCTCCCTTATTTTGTAGGTAAGCAATGCAAGAAGAAAAACAAAGAGATGTAATTGCTCCTGCCAGTAAACCACAAGAGTTATTCATTAACTCTGATGCTGATATTACTATTGCAAGTGGTAGTGCTGGTAGTAGTAAATCATATTCTATTTTATTACGTTGGTTACGGTTTATTAATTGTCCTTATTCAAGGGGCGTAATCTTCCGTAGAACGTCTACTCAGCTATTGCAACAAGGTGGTCTCTGGGATGATGCTATTTCGTTATATAGTAGGATTGACCCTAACTTAAAGATTAAGATTAAAGATCGTAAACTAATCTTCTCTACAGGAGCTTCTTTACAGTTTTCTCACTACGAGAACGAAGCAGCTAAAGAGAAGTTCAAAGGTTTACAAGCTGATTATATTGCTTTCGATGAAGCAACAGAATTTACAGAAGAGATGATTACGTATCTCTTATCTCGTAACCGTAACTCAGGTGTTGTTGGTTATCATAAATCAACTATGTGCATGGCTACAAACCCACACTGTGATTCTTTCTTGAAAGATTGGATATGGTGGTGGTTAGACCCTGATACAGGTATTCCTGATCCTGAGAAGCGTGGAGTAACACGCTACTTCGTTAAACTACGTGATGGTGGTTTTGATTGGTATGATTCAAGAGAAGAAGCAGAAGTAGTTTATGGGACAGCTAAAGATAACGGTGTTAAGTCGATGTGTGTTATTGGTAGTACGATCTACGATAACCCTTACATTGACCCAGCATACATCTCAAGCTTAAAAGCACTATCTCGTGTAGAGCAAGATCGATTACTATTTGGTAGTTGGACAGCTCGTGAAGAATCTTCAGGATACTTTAAACAAGAGTGGTTAAACAAACCATTAATTATGCCTCCTGCATCTATTATTAAAGTACGTGCTTGGGACTTAGCTGCAACCAAACCAAGTGAATCTAACAAGAACCCTGACTGGACTGCTGGTGTACTTATGTCGAAAGACAAAGAAAAGATGTACACAATTGAGCACGTAAGTAGATTTCGTGATGGTTTTAGGGGTGTAGAGAAGAAGATCATTGAACAAGCAGAAGAAGATGGTAGAGACGTTATTATTCTGCTTCCTATGGATGTAGGTTCATCTGCTCAGAGTTATGCTAAAGGGTTTCAAGGTGAATTAGCTGATTTAGGATTCACTGTTAAATTAATTAAACCTAAAGTAGACAAGGTAACACGTTTCGGGCCTTTCGCAGCAATCGCTGAAGCACAGAAAGTTCGTTATGTTGAAGGCGCTTGGAACAAACCTTACTTCGATGAACTAGAATCTTTTGATGGCAGTCGAAGAACCAAAAGGGATCAAGTCGATGCAACTTCTGATGCGTATAACTATCTACGAGTTAGTTTAGTATTACCTTCAATCAGTCTTACATCATTTACACAATCTAACCCATTCTCAAGAGATTTTTAATGCAAGGAACAAAACATGAGTGATATAGTGGATGTTACCAAAGCATCTAAAGAATCTTTAAGGTTTACAATTGAGCAATTAGGTTATACTGGTTTAAAAGTAAACAATGGGCAAATCAACGAAGAGATTAAACGAGAGTTACAATTTCCTCAAAGTATCTTAACTTATAAACAGATGGGCTATGATTCTACTGTAGCTTCTGCTTTAAATTATTATGAACACATGATGCTTAAAGCTAATGTTGAGGTTAAACCACATCCTAAAGCAAATGAACAAGAGCAAGAATATGCTCAGTTCTTCAAAGAATGCTTAGATGATATGGATAACCAATCTTGGCAAGACTTTGTTCAAGAAGTTGCGAGTATGAACCAATACGGGTTCTGTGTTAATGAGATTGTACTTCGTAAACGACTCTACTCGAAAGGTAGTAAGTATAATGATGGTAAGGTTGGTATTCGTAAGTTACCAATTCGTTCTCAAGATAGTATCTCTAAATGGAACTACGATGATGAACAAAACCTTATTGGTTTAACACAAACAGTAGCTAAGACAGGTAAGCGTGGGCAAGTATTACTTTCATCTAAAGGTGAAGAAATTACAATCCCTCGTAACAAGTTCCTATTGTTTCGTCTAGGTAAGAAGAAAGATTCTCCTGTGGGTGATTCCCCATTGAAAGGTTGTTACTACCCGTGGAAGTATAAGAGTGCTGTAGAAGAACTTGAAAGCGTGGGGTTAAATCGTGATCTTTCAGGAGTTCCTGTTGCATGGATTCCTCCTCAAGTTATGGCAGAAGATGCTGATGAATCTACGAAAGCTCAATACCAAGAGTGGAAGAACATTGTTCGTAACATCCAACAGAACCAACAATCAGGTATGGTACTACCTCTAGCTTATGATGAGAACACTAAGCAACCTTTGTTTAAGTTTGAATTATTAAAAAACGAAGGTGGTAAAGCTTACGACACTTCGAGTATTAAGCAATATTACAGCAATGCTATCTTAACAGCTTTAAGTGCTGATCTTTTAGTCATGGGGCAAGGTAGTACAGGTAGTTATGCTTTAGGTAATATCAAGAACAGTTTATCAGCTATTGCTATTGAAGCTAAGTTGAAAGAGATTTGTAACGTAATCAATCAGCATTTGATTCCTATGATTGGTCGAATGAACGGTTGGGACTTAACTCGTTTACCTTATATTGAGTTTGATGATCTTGAATCTGTTTCATTAGAGGATACGTCAAAATTCCTCCAGAGGGTTGGTAGTATTGGTATCTTACCTAAAACACTCCCTGTTGTTAACCGTGTACTTAATTTACTTGGTTTAGATTCCTTGCCTGAAGATACAGACTTAGATGAAATCTTAACAGATAATACAAGTAAGGCTGGACAAGAGTTAGATAATCCTTTAGAGGGAAGTCGTAGAACAGCTACTACAGGTAGTGACAACGATAATAACTTGGATAATGCAGGGTAACTTACCTTTGCTAAACAATAAACAAAAGTAATGATATAAGCTTATATTTATAAAAATATTTAATTAAAGTATTTACAAATAAAATTCTTGGTTATATAATACAGCTATGAGCAACACAGATTGCCATACATAATAAATATAAGCTTACTCAAAACTAAAACAATAAGGGTAAGTATATGCGTCCTAAGAAGACAAACATTCCAATCATTAAACAAGCAAACGAAGAATTAAAACAAGCAACATTCCTTGTACTCTCTCCTGATGAAGTTGATCTGCATGGTGATGTATATGATGCTGATGAAGTACGTAAAGCTTGTCATAACTTCAACGCACATTGTCGTAAAGCAAACCTCCTACACTTAACAGAAACAGACACCTTTTCTATCGCTGAGAGCTATATTGCTCCTGTAGAGATGAAGATGGGCGAGACAATTATTAAAGCAGGGAGTTGGGTATCAGTTCTTCAGTTTAACGATGATGATATTTGGGAAGGTGTTAAATCTGGCGACTACTCAGGAGTTAGTATTGGTGCTACAGCAAATGCAGAAGAATTAGAAGAGGGTCAAGATGACTGAACAACGCAAAGCTAAACGAAAGCTTACAGATATTAACTTCGAAAAAGAGGGTTCTCATCTAGCTTTGGTTCATAAGGTACAAGGTGGTGCTGCATCAGGCTACTCGACACTTGTAATGAAGGCTACCGACAAATACTCAGAAGAGTTTATTAAGAAAGCATCTCAAGTTAAAGTTACATTATCCTTACCAGACTTCTTAGAGAAGTTCTTCCATGTTTGGGGTGAAGATGCTGAGTTACTGGCTACCATGTTTGGATATGAACCTAGCGAAGATGAAAGTGATGATGAATACTCAACACAAAGCTTTTGGTCTTGGTATCGTGAAAAAGCAATGGAACATGGTGCTGTAGATAGTTGGGGTGATCCCCTAACTCGACCAACAAATCAAGATCGTAAAGATTGGATCGAAGACCAATTACAAGGTATTGAGATTCTTAAATCAGCTACATTATCTAAAGGCAGTGCTGATTTCATTAACTCTCTTACAGAAGAACAATATTTAGGTCTTTTAAAAGATCAACAGTTTATTGAAAAGTCTTTCAAGTTACAAGAAGTAAAGAAAGACTTAGATGGTGAAAGTGGCGGTAAGCCTACAAAGGGTGTAAATCCTAAACAAACTAAGGCTTCTAAAGCCGACACAAAGGAAAATGAAATGGAAACAATTGAAAAAGCTCAGTATGATGCGAAAGAAGTAGAACTTCAAAAAGCTCTAGCTGATATTCAAAAAGCTAAAGAAGAAATCGAGTTATTCAAAGCTAAAGAAAAAGAAGCTGTTGAGAAAGCTCGTGAAGCTGAAGTAACTGCTGCTGTAGAAGATGTTGAAGCTTCTGCTAAGTTATTCAAAGCAATTAAAGAATTAGAAGCTGAAGCGTTTAAAGATGTAGTTGAGGTTGTTAAATCTCTTGCTTCTAAAGTAGATGAATCAGAAATGTTTAAAGAAAAAGGTTCACCTGAAGCTGGTGAGAAAGTTCAGAAGTCAGCGCTTAAAGCAATGATTGACGCTAAATATAATAAAAACAAGTAATAGAGGATATTAAGATATGACAATTATTGCACAGGATAAACCACGTTTCTCAGATGTGGTAAAACATGAATATGAACCATCATTAGCTTATACACGTGAAGTTGTAGTTGTTAATGATGCAGCTAAGACATTATCTCTTGGTATGCTACTTGGTAAAGTAACTGCTACTGGTAAATATAAAGAATCTGTACAAACTGCTACCGATGGTTCTGAAGCTCCTGTAGCTGTTGTTGTAGGCAAGGACATCTTCGCGTTAGATGTTACTGTTCCAGCAACTACTGATACTAAGGTGCTTGCTATTGTACGAGGCCCTGCTATTGTACGTAAAACTGGTTTGAAACCTCACTCGACTTTTAATGATGCAACTAAACTTGCTGCTGCTTATGCTTCTCTTGCAACTGCTTCAATTTTAGCAAACGATTCAATTTAATAAGAATAACGGAGAAATATAAGAATGATTATTCGTGACTATGGTAACGGTTTTAAGGTTACAGATTTAACAGAAGAACTTGTAGATATTCCTAATGAGTACGGTTTGATTAACCAGCTAGGTATCTTTGAAGTTGAACCAGTAACTCAGCATACGGTTACTTTTGAACACTCAAATCGTGTAATTGGTTTGATTTCAGATAAGGTTCGTGGTGAACGTAACAACGTTTCTAAAGACCCTTCTCGTGTTATGCGCTCATACGCAATTCCTCACTTCCCTCTTGATGATTACATTACTCCACAAGATGTACAAGGTCAACGAGCTTATGGTGAAGAACAAGTTGAACGTCTAGCTGCTGTTCAAATGCGTAAACTTGAGACGATTCGTAAATCTCACGCTATTACCCTTGAAACTGCTCGTGCTAAGATGCTTACATCTGGTGACATCTATGCTCCAAACGGTACAGTTGTTGGTAACGTCTACACAGACTTTGGTGTAACTCGTAAAGAAGTTGCAATGGATTTAACCAACGCAGCAACAGATGTTCTTGGTAAGCAACGTGAAATTGTAGATCATATTCAAGACACTATCTTGAGTGGTGAAACTCCTACAGATATTATCGCAATCTGTGGCGCTGGTTATTTCGATAAGTATATCGCTCAAGCTGGCGTTAAGGAAGCGTACAAGTTCTACACCTCAACACAAGAACCTTTACGTAACGGTAACTGGACTCAATTCCGTCATGGCGATGTGTTGTTACTCCGTTACACTGGAAAGTTCAAAGATGCAGAAGGGAACACTGTAGAATTGATCCCAACAGAAGAGGCACGATACCTTCCATTAGGTACAATGGATACGTTCAAAACTTACTTCTCTCCTGCTAACAAGTTCGATCTTGCTAACACACTTGGAGAGCAAGCATACGTATTTGTGTACGAAGACGGCAAAGGTTCTAAGATCGAAATCGAATCTGAATCAAACCTACTAAATATTATGCGTCGTCCTCAGTGTGTGGTTCGTGCTGTAGCTGGTGCTAGTGTTTAAATAATACTTTAAAGTATTAATACAGCGTAAATCGGAGCTTGACTTCGGTTTACGTTAATATTAATATTACTCCTTTTACTAGGAGACGAATGTGAATAAACAAAAAGATTTAACTGGAGAGACTTTTGGAAAACTGTTGGTTATTGGGTTAACAACATTAAAGAAGTTTAAAGGGAATAGAAACTGGGCTTGTCAGTGTAGTTGTATGAATTTAACTATTTGTAAAACTGAACACCTTACGTACTTAGGGAAAGTTGATTGTGGTTGTGGAAACAAACAACGTAAGAGTGATGGAGCAGTTACACACGGATGCAGTATAAAGAATAATAAGCTTTATTCCATTTACAAAGCTATGATGGATAGATGTTATAACAAATATAACAAAGAATACTCTAACTATGGTGGTCGTGGAATCGAGGTTTGTGAACGTTGGCACGATGTTTCACTTTTCTTCGAAGACATGGAAGGCGCTTACTCTAACGATCTTTCATTAGATCGGGAAGATTTTAACGGGAACTACTGTCCTGAGAACTGTTCTTGGAGAACTCTAGACTGGCAAGCTTATAACAAAAGACAGCATAGTAAGAATACTTCGTCCAAATCAGGGGTATCTTTCGATAAAGATAGAAATAAGTGGGCCGCATACATTAGTCAAAACAATAAACGGATAGCGTTAGGAAGATTTGAGCTGTTTGAAGACGCTGTAGCAGCTCGTGAACAAGCAGAGTTGAAATACTTCGGTAGATTGAAAGGCAATTAAGTCTTTAAACAACTTTAAGTTTTAATACAATGCAACTTCTTCGTGAGGTTGCATCGATATTAGAATTACAAGTAATTAGAATAGTAAACAAAAGAATTATAAATAAAGGAAATCATAATGGCATTAACATTAGTCCAAGAGGTCAGATTAACCATCGGTTTAATTGGGAATGCCTATGACCTCCTATCTGACGATGAAATCACTCATTACCTAACAAAGAATAATAACAACATTCGTAGAACATGCTTAGATTGCGGTAAGACTGTTTTGTTTATCTTAGCTCAACTAACACACACTAAAGCCGATGTTCTCGAAGAGTGGAGTCATGATTGGTTTAACAACTATTATAAAACTCTGCAAATGTATATGAATGACCCTAACTTTAGTTTCGCTATCAATGGTGCAATGCCCTACGCTGGTGGTATTAGTATATCAGATATTAGAGCTAATGTAGAGAATTGCGATAACTTCGTTGTTGATGTAGATGGTGGTATCCCTACAGATGGTATAGCTTCTTGTTCTACAAATACAAACCAACAAGTGTTCAAGAGATTCCCTGATACTTTCTAAAGGTAGTGATTATGGATATGCAATCTAACCGCTTCAAATCAGGTGCTAAAAGACTGATCGATAAGCATGGAAAGACAAGAGTGTATGAAGCTATTGGTGAAGAAATTTATAACCAAGATACACAAACAGTAGAGACAACTACTACTCTGCACACAATCAAGATGTTTGAGACAGAACCAAAGTATAGAGAAGTTAAATCACCTAACCTTGTAGGTAAGAAACTAACAGCTTATTTGATAGCAACTTGTGATCTTCCTGTAAGACCTAAAGTTGGCGATAAGATTACTGATATGTTCTTAGGTGTAGATGAATCTGTTGAAGTATTAGACTTTACACACTATGAAGGTTTTGGTGAAGTGTGTATGTGGCGTGTTCTCTGTGTGAGTGTGTAATATGGCTATATACAATGGTTCAAAAGGTATTGCTGCATTAAAGGAAAAGATTGCTCTTAAGTCAAAACTACTTGTTGGTGAATCTGTTGAAAAGATTACGATAACACTAGTTGATGATAGCCCTTTGGGTGCTCCGTATTACCAGTCTAAACAAGGTTTAGTTGTCAACGATGTAGGTGACTTTAAGAACTCTTGGAGCGTTGGTTTAGGGTCTATTGATCCAACAATACGTCCAGCAGATACAGAGGGTACAGCAGCAGTTGTGGATGCCATAATCAAGGGTAAGTTATACAACCTACAAGATGAAGTATATATCACAAACAGTAAAGAATATGCACAACAAGTAGAAGAGGGTTGGGAGGATAAGCCTTACTTCGGTTGGAAAGCGAAAGGTGGTTATCACGTAGTTGGTAATAACACAGGAACAGCAGTAGCTATCTTAGAAGCTGTAGCACAAAAGGTTAGTAAACTGTGAGGTGTTTAGATGTCACAAAAGAATATTAGAAAAGCCTTTCAAAACAAATTAACTTCAATGCCTTTAGGATTAGGTTCATCTAAAACAGCTTTTGAGAATGTGACATATGCTCCCAAAGTTGGTGAAGCTTATCAACGTACCGTATTAGCTCCAATTACTCCTGAGAACCCAACTCTGGGTGATGGTTATTTCCGTGAAGTAGGTTTTTATCAAGTTGTCTTATCTTACCCTAAAGGTGAAGGTGCGGGACGTATTTCCGATATGGCAGAGCTTGTGCAAGATTATTTTAAAAGAGGAACAACGTTAGTTGAAGGTTCAGATAAAATAATAGTAGATAGGACTCCGCAAATATCCCCTATCTACATCAACGACAATAGAGCAGAGATTACAATAAGAATTAGATACTACTCAGAGCAGTTTGTTTAGGCAAACAATTCAATTAATAATTCAATCTCTAATTTAAAATAATTTTAACAATTACACAATAATTTTTGGAGTAAATAATGGCAACAGCTTCAGGTATTAATAAAATAGTATCTTACAAGAAAGAGACTGCTTTTGGCGAATTACCTACAGTAACAACTGGTGGACAAACAATTCGCCGAGTATCGTCTACTTTCAACTTAACAAAAGAAACTTATCAATCAGAAGAGATTCGTACAGACTACCAGTTAGTTGATTTCCGTCATGGTGTACGTGCTGTAGAAGGAAGTTTATCAGGTGAGCTTAGTGCTGGTACTTATGCAGACTTCTTGGCTTCTGCTCTAGCTCGTAACTGGACAGCAGCTACTCCATCAGCTTTAGGTAGTACAACTATCGCTTCAGTTGGTGGTACATATACAATTACTCGTACAACAGGTAGTTGGTTAACTGATGCGGTTCGTGTAGGTAGTGTTATTCGTTTAACAGGTTTCGCTACAGCAAACAACGATGCTAACTTACTTGTCATCGCTTTAACAGCAACAGTAGCAACTGTAGTAGCTCTAAACAGCGTAGCACTAACTCCTGAGACAGTAGCTTCTGGTGGTGCATTTACAGCAACAGGTAAAACAACTTACGCTCCTACAACTGGTCATACAGATGATTCATACACATTTGAAGAATGGTATGCGGATATTGGTCAGTCAGAAGTAACTGTTGGTAATAAGGTTAACACTGTTGGTATCGCACTCCCTGCAACTGGTTTAACAACTATTGATCTTGCTTTCATGGGTCAAGATTTAAAACAACGTGGTACATCACAATTCTTCACTTCTCCAACTACTCAAAATACTAACGGTATCTTTGCAGCAGTAAATGGTGCTTTGATTGTAAATGGTGCTCCTGTTGCTCTTGTTACTGGTGCTAACTTTAACATCAACCGTAACATGACTTCTGAAGCAGTTGTTGGTAGTAACATTCGTCCAGAAATCTATGAAGGTCGTATTATTGTAGATGGTGATTTCACCACATTATTCCAAGATGGTACATTCGCTGGTTACTTTGATGAAGAGACAGAGATTAGTTTAGTTGTTGCATTAACTGCTAACAGTTTACCAAACTCTGAGTTTATGTCTTTCACTATCCCACGTCTTAAACTGTCTACTGACACTAAAGATGATGGTGAGAAAGGTATCGTTTCTTCTAACTCATTCCAAGCACTTAAAGGTACTGGAGCGAATGGTTTTGAAGCAACTACTCTAATGATCCAAGATTCTACTCTTGTATAACAAATAACAACAGAGGGGTGAAAGTCCCCTCCTTTGATACTTTTATATTTTATTTATTTTGAGGAAACACAACATGGCTTTTGATATTAAACTAACTAACTTAGCAGAACAAGCTGAAGCTGGTCACGAATTTGAAGTGAAGCTACCTGATGGTAGTTCAACTGACTTCTTCATTACTGTGCGTGGTAACTTATCACCAAAGATGAAGAAATACAGTAAAGATTTATTTAATAAAATGCAGATGAAAGAACTGCAAGCTAAACGTCGAGGTAAAGGTGAACAACCTATCGACTTAGAAGAAGCAGAACAAACTCTTATTGAATCAGCAGTAGCACGTATCGTTACTTGGAAAGGTTTAGAAGATGGTGGTAAGGTCGTAGAACCTACTCCTGAAAACATTAAACGCATTATGCAAGAACTAGACTGGGTACGTGGACAAGTTTTAGAAGAAAGTGACAATGCTGCAAATTTCATCTAAGCAATATTCTTGATGACTGTATTGAGTATTGCCAATATCAGATTGAACACACTCAGAAAGCATCTGATGGATCAACTGTAAATGAACACTTAGAGGCAGCTAAGGATAACCCTTTCCTTGCCTCAATGGGTGGTCATCAAAAGATATTACAAGAAGCAACAGAAGAACCTCCATTACTTCCAAGTGCTGCTCAATTTGCATGGACGTATTTCTTACGTTTAAATCAAACGAGGCAGTCAGGAGGTTTTGGAGGTTTTTGTGCTATCAGCTACCAAGAAATGTTAGCGTTCTTCACCTTAGAAGACGTATCACCTGAACCTTATGAATTAGAGTTGATTAGGGTGTGGGATAGAATGTGGTTAGAACACCATAATAAAGAACAAGAAAATCAAAACAAGAAGAATTAAGATTGTTACGTGAGGAAATATTATGGATTTAGTTCACATTGGTTTTAAGGTAACTCCTGAAGGTTTAAAAGAAGCTAACACACAAGTAAACAAGCTTCTTGATAACGTTGATCAGATTGGTACAAAAGGTAAGAAGTCTTCTTCTGAGTTTGTAGACGGTCAAAAGAAAGTTAACGATTCATTAGGTAAAACTAAGAAGGGTACTGAGGATGTTCTTGGTGCTCAAAATAAACAGATTGATGCATACAAGAAGTTACTTAACTTAGAACAAACTCGTGCTAAATACATCTCACAAGGGTTTGGTAAAACTGACGCTACTCGTATCTCTAGGATGGAAATTAGTGGTGCAGATACAACAACTTTAAACAATTATAAAAAAGCAATTGAAGAGACTAACAAAGCTGCTCAAGCTCTTAGACCTTCTTTTGAGAAAGTGACAGAAAGTCATAACAAGTTTCTAGATTCGGTTAAAGGTATTGCTATTTATGCTGCTCTATCTGCTGCAATCTATGGTGTTATGACAGCAACGACTAACTTAGCAGTAGCTACAGTAAAAATGGCAGATGAATATACAGCTATTCAGAACCGTATGAAGCTATACATTAGTGATGCACAAGAACTAAGTAAGGTTAACAGACAATTAGCTCAATTCTCAACAGAGAATAACGTAGGGTTGAGAGAGACAGCAACTTTATTCTCACGCCTTGCACCATCTATGCAGAAGCTTGGAGCTAACACAGCAGCTATTACAACTGTTGTAGATGCTTTTGGTAAGTCTATGCGTATTGGTGGAGCTACAGCAATGGAAGCTGCATCAGCAACTATTCAGTTCTCACAAGCAATGGCATCAGGTAAATTAGCTGGTGATGAATTTAGGTCTATCTCAGAAGCATCTCCACGTTTCCTTAAAGCTATTGCTGAAGGTAGTGGTATTGCAGCAGATAAGCTTAAAGAGATGTCATCTGCTGGTATGTTGACAACTCAAGTTATCTCTAAAGCACTATTAAAAGAATACCCTAAACTAATTGAAGAAAACAAGAAGTTAGGTGTAACCTTAGAACAAGGCGCTAACGCAATCAAGACAGGGTTCTTAGTCGCTATTGGTGAGTTCAACGAAGGTGCTGGTATTACTAAAGCTCTTGGTGAAGCTATGATGGATTTAGCTCAAGGGATGTTAGTTGGTGCTCAGAATGCTCGTCAGTTTGGTAAAGACATTAGTTCTTGGTTCTCTGATAATGCAGGGTTAATTAATGGTGTAGCAGAGGCATTCAAAGCTCTAGCTGTAATCATTGCAACTCGTTATGTAGTATCTGTTGTATTAGCTACTAAAGAATCTGTTCGCTACCAATTAGCTTTACTTGGTATGTCAGCACAACAAGCTAACGTAACTCGTTCAGCTACCATTATGACAACAGCAATCAATGGTGTTAGCGCAGCTATGAAAGGAGTCTTAGGATTCTTTGGTGGTTGGGCAGGATTAGCTTTAACAGTTGTTGGTGTAGCATCTTCTTATTTATTAATGAGAGATAATGCTGCTCAAGCAAATACAAAACTTGTCGAACAATCTGAGTATGCTAATAAAGCCACTTCTGAATTAAGTAAGTTGAATGCTGAACAGAAGAAGAATGCAGGGTTTAAACTAACCTTAGATATTAGTGAAGCAAATGCTAACTTAGAGAAAGCTCAAAGTAGCTATGTTGCGTTAGTTCAAGTAATGTCTAAAACATCTTGGACAGGTAGATTCTCTAAAGAAGTTAATAATGTAGCTAAAGCTGTAAATGATGGAACAATGTCATTTGATGCAGCTACACGTAAACTCTTAGAGATGGGTGCAATCAGTGAAGAACAAGCGCAGAAATTAAACAAGCAAACTGGTATCTACAATGAAGCTGCTAACAGTGCAGGGTTGTTGAGTAAAGCAGCACAAGCTCTTGGTGTTGATTTTAAACTTGGTGGTAATGAGGCACAGAATGCTACTCCTGCTATTACTAGTCTTAAAGATCAAACTAAGCAGTTAGGTGATGAAGCTGTTATCACTGGTAGCAAGTTTAACAAGATGGCAGATGATTTAAAGAAAGCTGCTGATGATAGTCGTTCAGTTCTTGCTGTAATGAAGCAGTATAACTTAGATGCATCGTTTGCTGAGAAGTTAGTTAAATCATCACAAGCTCGTTTTAACTCAACTCAAGGTAATATTGATTCAACTTTAGAGAAGATTAAAGCTACAGAGAAATTACTTAGTCGTTTAGATAAGAATGATCCAGCAAGAGCTAAAGTCGAAGAAACTTTAAAACAAGCAAAAGCTTCATTAAAGGTTGCTCAAGAAGCTGTTAATCTCGGTAAGCAAGCAGATATGCGTAACTTAGCTCCTTTAGCTTTAGACGCTCAGAATGCAGCACAAGCTGTTTCTGATCTTACAGCATCTCGTAAAGAAGATGATAAGCTAACAAACAAAGAGTTAAAGAATCGTGAAAAGATTATCGCAGGATATGAAGATCAAGTTGCTTATGTAGGTCGTATTCAACAACTTCTCGCACAAGGCGTTGACTATGAGATCGCTAAAGTTGCAGCTTCTAAAGACTACTTTGAAAATATTCAAGGTACAGCTTTAGCTCAGCAAGTTATTCTCGCACAGCAAACCCAAAAACGTCTTGACTATGTTGCAGCATTATCAGAAGAAGAAGACATTCAGAATAGAACTGTCCAACTTCAAATGAAAGGTGCGTCATATGCTCAAGCTCGTGCAATAGCTGAGGCAGGATTTAGAAGTGATGCTGAAGGTTTGTACACTTTAGAGAAACAAATCACTAATGAGTTGTTTACAAGAAACTACCAACAAGGTGATGCTGTTGCCTTACAAGGTGATATAAATAAGCTTTTAAAACAAGGTTTAAGCCTCGAAGAAGCTACATTAGAAGCTACATTCAAACGTCTATCTGAAGTCAGAGGTGGTCTATCTGATGAGCAGAAAGGTTTGAAAGATAAGTTGATGCAACAAGGGAAGATTCAGAAAGCGCAAGCTGCTGAGATGCAAACCACTTTGAGTTTATCTAGCTTAGAGAAACAAAGGCAAGCTTACTTGACTGCTCAAGTTGATGGTTATGTTAAGCTAGCTAAGAATATTGCTATTGCAAATAAGCTTGCTTCAAATCCTGACTTAACTCCTGCACAAGCTAAGAGATTAGTTGAAGCTGAAGAACTGTTAAGTTTTGAAAAAGACATGGCTTCTCTTAAGATGCAAACTTATATTGCAACTCTTAATGAGAGTGAAGAGGTGAAGCAACTACTTGGCACTTACACATCACTGACAGGCGTACAAATTGGACAATATGATCGTCAACAAAAGATTCTTGCGATCAGTAAAGAGTTATCTGCTGAAGCTGAAAAGCAACGTAATAACCCTCTTGGTGATTTTAGCAATATTAGTTTTGATGTGTTTGGTGATATTGGTAATCCGTTTGAAGCTGCTCTAAATGGTTTGAATGAGTTCCTTGCAAGAACACAAGAAAGTCGTGGTTTATTAGCTTCTCTTGAGGAAGATATTGTTAGTGCTAAGCAAGCAGGGTTGGATGTTACTAACTTAGAGTTAGAGAAGAATCAACTCCTTACTAAACAAGAACAAGATCGTAGTAAAGCTGTTGATCAAGGTATTACAAACGCTTTGTCTTTAACTAAGTCTATGTTCAACGAAGAGAGTAAAGGTTACAAGGTTGTCAGTAAGCTAGAAAAAGCTTACCAAGCATCTAAGATTGCATTTGCTTTATGGCAGAAGAAAGACGCTATTGCTATGTTAGCTTTAGAGTTGAAAGGTATGTTAACTTCTGCTGCTACATTTGTCACTACTACAGCAACTAAACTTGCTGCTCAGTTAGGATTTAACGTAGCTAAAGGAACAGAAGCAGTATTAACACAAGGTAGTGGTGATCCGTACACAGCATTCCCTCGTATGGCAGCTATGGCTGCTGCTGTAGCTGCATTAGGTGTAGTTATTGGTAGTATCTCTGGTGGAAGTACAGGAAGCTTTACAGCAGCGAATAACGGTACAGGAACAGTGTTTGGTGATTCAGAGGCACAATCAGCTAGTATTGCTAACTCGATTGATCTGTTATCTGAGAATAGTGATTTAATGCTTCCACTAACTTCTGCAATGTTACGTTCTTTGAGAAACATTGAAAGTAGTATTGGTGGCGTTACTAACTTAATTCTTCGTCAAGAAACAGGACAAGGATTTAATATTGTTGAAGGGTTCAATCAGAACGCTATTGGAGGTTTCCTTGAGAAAGCTGGTAATTCGTTCTTTGCAGGGATTGGCGACTTCTTAGGTGTTAACAAAATGCTTGGTGGTTTACTAGGCGGTTTGTTTGGTTCTAAGACAACAGTTAAAGGACAAGGTTTATTTGGTGGAGCACAAAGCTTAGGTGACATCTTATCAGGTGGTTTTGATTTACAAGAATATGTAGATGTTCAAGTGAAGAATAAATCATTCGGTGTAACAACTTCAACTAAGAACAAGACGAAGTTTGCTGAAGCAAATAAAGAGCTAGAGAAACAGTTTACACTAATCTTTGGTGGTTTCTATGATTCTATTCTTTCCGCTACAGATATTCTTGGAGCTAACACTGATGAAGTTAAAACTAAGTTAGAGAACGCTATTATCAAGATCGGTAAGATTAACCTTAAAGGTCTTAATGGTGAGCAAATCCAAGAGAAGTTAGAAGCTGTTTTTGGTGCTGCTGCTGATAGTTTAGCTCAACAAGGCTTTGCTGGTTTAGAAGACTTCCAAACTGTAGGTGAGGGTTACTACGAAACACTGATTAAGGTTGCAACTGGCGTAGAACAAGCTAAATACTTTACAGACCGTTTAAACGTAACAGCTATTGAGTATACAGACATCTTGAATAAACAAGGTGACGTAGCTGCTGAGATTGTCCGTCAATCTGTGTTATTAAACAACAGTACGAAAGACATCAAAGGTGGTTTCTATGATTTAGTTAATTCGTTTGATGGTACTGCTGAAGAGCTTACAGATTTTGTATTAACGTTACGTGACCTACAAGATCAACTGTTCATGACAGGTAAGAATGCAGATTACTTAACATCTTCAATGATTTTAGGTGCTGGTGGATTAGATAGTTTAGCTAGTGGTTTAGATGCTTACTTTGAAATGTTATCTCCTGCTGAACAAGCTGCTGAGTTGACACGTAGATTGACAAATGAGTTTGCTATCTTTGGTAAGGAATTACCAGCAGATGTAAAAGCATTTAGAAACTTAGTAAGTAGTATCGACATTAGTACGGAAGCTGGTCAAAAGCTTTATGGTCAAATAATTGCATTAGCTCCTGAGTTCAACGATCTTCAAGATGCTATTAAGAATGCAAATGGTGATGTGAATGCTCTTGTACAATCTCTTCGTGATTTAGCTGAACAAGCTAGAGCTGCTAGAGGTGAAACAGAACAACCACGTAACCTTGCATACTTGCGCAATGAGTTCAATAAAGCCTCTGAGCTAGCTTTACAGGGCGATACGGAAGCTGCTGCTAGACTTGTATCACTTGGTAAAGACTTGATGTCTATGAGTAAGCTATACGCTGTATCAGGTAGTGATTATGCTAGAGACTTAGCTTTCATTCAAGGTATTGCTTCTGCTGTAGCTGATATGCAAGAGTCTGGATTAGGTACTTCAATTAGTCCTGACCTTAAACCATCGACAACAACAGGAACAACTACACCAACAGTTGAAACAGTGAATAACTCGACAGATGCTCGTTTAGACGCTTTATCTGAGAAGTTAGAAGCAGGGTTGTTTGCAATTGCTAAATATGCCCAAGTTACTGCAACTAAGTTGGAAAACTGGGATGATGGTAATCGTATGATGGTTGGTATTCAACCTGAGAATGGTGATACACCTGTGCCAGTTGTTGTTACACCTTAGCGTGGTTTAAACCTTAAATGTGGAGGGAGGGCTTCGGCTCTCCTTACATAGTAAATAAACAGAGCACTTAATATTTGAGGAAATTAGATGAGAGTTATTAAAAGTATAGTGACTACGGACACTATTCTAACTTCTAGTAACATCCCAGAGGATGAATACCCTGATTGGGTATCTGGTACAAGTTACACTGCTCTGGACAAGGTTATATACGAACACAAGATTTATGAAAGGATTGTGACAGGAGCAGGGACAACACCTCCTGACCTAGATCAAATTAATTGGTTGGATACAGGGTACACCAACCGCTACAGAATGTTTGATAATATTATTTCAAGTGTTAGTAGTCGAACAGGTGGTATTGAGTTTACCCTTACACCAAACCAAATTGTAAACGGAATTGCTTTATTAAATGTAAATGCATCTACCGTCAGAGTTGTGATGACCGATCCTGTAGACGGTGTTGTGTATGATAGAACAAAAGAACTCAGATCATCAAGTAATGTTACTGATTACTTCTCATACTTCTTTGCTCCACTTGTTAATCTTGGTGATTTAGATACAGCAATATTCTTAGACTTACCAAACAAACCTACAGCAACTATAACAGTATATGTTAGTTCAGGCGCAGCATTAGTAGAAGTTGGTGAAGTTGTATATGGTGTTCAATCCGTAGTAGGTAGAACAAACTATGGTACAGCGATTGGTATCAAATCATATAGTCGTAAAGAAGTTGATGAGTTTGGTAAAGTAACAGTTATTAAACGTAAGAACTCAAAGTATGCTGATTATGATGTAGATATTGACAACGTGAACCTAGCAAATGTTCAACGTTTATTTGCAGACATTGATTCAGTACCTTGTGTGTTTATTGGTAATCCTGAGATGGAAGAGTTGATTGTTTATGGATTCTATAGTGATTTTAAAGCAACTATATCATTCCCAACAGTTAGTAAATGTACATTACGTGTAGAGGGGTTAGTATAATGCCAACACCAATAGTAGAAACACTACCAACCTCCCCTGCTAGATTGAGCAGACCAAATAACTTCGTAACAGAATCGGCAGTATTCTTAGAAGCTCTTCCAGTATTTAGAACACAAGTGAATCAGGTAAGCTCTTACATAAACTCAAAGATTCCTAATAAGTGGAACTTTGGTAAGTTGAACGGTATTAGAACTTTCCCTGACATCTCTCAAAGTACCTTAACGGATATTGAGTATACAGGAGATGGCCTAGATTTCACAAGCTCTTTAGATGCGCTGTATGCAACATTAGAAGATTACAGTAATCGTATTAACCTTGCTGGTGATTGGTTTGACATTGTATTATCGGAAGTTGGTGAAGCTCCTTACGATTTGGATAGAACTCTAATATCGGGTGTAACTTCAGCTATGCTTCGTTCTCAGGAAAGAGAGGCTTTTAATAGTACCGCAGCATTGTTTAGTGAGACAGCAGTAGATAATATTAATTCCTTGTATCAAAGTATTTGGTATACATACAACACAAGTGCGGGTAATCGTAGTTTCGGATCAATAACAGATTCAACAATTATAACAACTATAAATGGTGGAAGTATTACTGATACCAACTTAACTTACTAATGAGGGTGCTTTGCATAAATAAGATATGGCAATACAAATACAATTAAGACAGGGAACAACAACGGAGCACAATACGTTTACAGGTGTAGTTGGCGAAGTTACTGTTGATACAACAAAAGATGTTATTGTTGTTCATGATGGTGTTACAGCAGGAGGACACCCTGTAGCAGCTAGAGCAAATGCTGATGGAACGATTGCATTAATTAAGAAAGATGGAACATCTGCTGGTTCAATTAACTCAGTAGGATTGTTTAACAATACATTAACATCTACAAACACAAACCAAGCTCTTACTGCTGCACAAGGTAAAGTTTTAAAGGACACTTTAAACACTGCGTTCGGTATTGGTCAAAACTATACAGATGTTACAGGGTCAAGATCATTTAGTACAACATATACAAACAGTACGGCACGAATGATTTTTGTCCTCATCTCAACAGCATATACTTCTGATGTGTCTAGTATGACTATTACTGTAGCAGGGAATGCTATACTACCCATACAGAATGATGCCGATGGTAGTGTTAACATTTGGACAGTGTTTCCTGTCCCTGCTGGAAATACATACAACGTAACATGTAACCGAGGGTTGCAATCTTGGTGGGAGGTTAGATAATGAAATATTATAAATTAAATAACGAAGTGTTTGCCTTTGAACTAGATGGTAGTCAAGATGAACTTATTACAAAAGACATGATTAAGATGTCTGATGATGAAGTTGATCGTCACATCAACCCTTACAAATATTTATCAGCTTCTCAGCAATACCAACTATACCTCTCTTCATTAAGACCGTTATCTCGTAAACAATTTAAACTTGTTTTACTAGATTCAGGTTTATTAGATGATTTAGAGTTATCTATTTCTAATATTGAAAACACATTAGAAAAGAAACGTATTGAGATTGAGTACACAGAGTCAACAGAGTTTGTGCGTACATCAGAAAGTGTTAAGACAATGTTTACTTTAATTAATCAAACAGAAGAACAGATCAACGAATTGTGGGAGAAAGCTCTTGCATTATAATTTTATTATTTTGGGGTGAGGTATGCAAGAGAATTTACATGAGATGTGGCAAGCTATTTTAAACTATTGGTTCTTAATTGCAGCTATCACAACAACGTTTATCATGGCGCTAATTCGCACAGCGAAGAAGAACGGTAAAATTGATTACCTAGAATCGATAATGTGCGCCCTTTTTACGTACGGTGTTTGGTTCGTCCTAACTTGGTTGAACCTCCCAGAAGGCATTGGTGTACTTATCGGTGGTCTGATCGGGTACTCTGGAACGCATGTAACAAGTAAGTGGTTGTATAAAAAACTTGGTATTGATTTAGAAGAAAAAGAATAATAGAGGAATAATCAAATGTCTTGCACAACAAACAATAAACCTTATTTTAAGATTGGTGATTCATTTGATGTCCCTATTCAGATGATTGATGCAACAACAGGTGACGCTGTTGAAATTACAGCAGGAATGACTTTTACAAGTAATATTGTAAACTTAACAGGAGAGGTTATTGCTTCTCCTACTATCACCCCTTATTCAGATCAAGTTATCAATAAAGGTTACTTACTTCTTAGTGTTCCAACAAGTGTAACATCTACTTGGGAAGTTGGTAAAGTTAAAACTGATATAAAAATGGAAATCAGTGGTTCTGTTAGACACTCTCAAGAGTTCTCATTTTATATTACGGAGGCTATTACACCATGAATTTAGCTTTCAAAGTGTATTGGAACAACCCTATTGAGATGTCTACACAAGCATCTCTACAACCTTTAGTGTTTGAAGTTCCTCTGGGGGCAATGATTGTAGATATTGCCAATATAGAGAATTACTACACAAAAACAGAGACAGAAGCTTACGCTGACAATAAAGTACAACAAACAGTAGTCAACGGTGTGACAGATTCAGCGCCAAGTCAGGATGCTGTGTACGACAGATTGCAAGTTAAACAGAATCTACCAACAGGTTATCTTACTGGTTGGCAATTGAGTATAAACACTTTAGATAATACTAAGTTCGATATATCTGCGGGTAGCGGTATCGTCACAGACTTTACTGATCTAACAGGAATACAACCTGAGGTTAAACAAACGTTATCTCCGTTTGTTGGGTTATCACCTCAGTTCTTATTAACACATCCAGCAAGTTATATTGCTTTTGATAAAGATTTAAATGTTGTTCAATCTAGCTCTCCATTCACTAATGAAGACAGACGAACACTGATGATCTTAGGAAGTGTGATTCATTCTAACAATATTAATATCAACGTTACGAATGAAATCAAAGCTCCTATCGTAGCTCCAACAAATCAATTACACGACTTCATGTTAGCTATTGGGGCTTTAAATCTAATTGGAAATGAGATTGTTCCAAATGGTAGTAACTTATCTATAAACATTACTGCTGGTACAGTGTGGAAGATGGGTATTAGTGCAAGTAATCAATTAAACCCACACCAATTAAACTTCCCACTACGTACAGCTCCACTGTTTACTTATCGTTTACGTAACAGTACAGAGTATGTTGCTTCAACCTTATTAGACCCAACACACTACGATTTAAATGGTGTTAGAACAACTTTATCGAATAATAATAGATGGTCAATACAACGTTTCTATTTATTCCAATCGGGGTTAGTTAGAGCGCAGTATGGTCAAGCTGAATATTCATCATACCAGAATGCTTTGAATGCTTTATTATCCGAACCATTCGCAACAGAACAGAATATTAAAGACAATGGTTTATTGATTGCTCGTGTGGTTATGAAGAAGACTTGTGTTGATTTACAAGCTGATATTTCATTAGGTATTGCATCCATACATATTGCAGATAAGTTTGGTAATACAAATGCAATCTCTGCTGTTACTGCTGCATCAATCATTGGAGCTTTAGGTTATACACCAGCAAGTACACGTAAAACAGTAAATAATCAAGCTGTTAGTTACACATTACAACTTACAGATGCAGCTAACGTAGTACGTACAACAGGAGCAGGAGCTACAAACATCACAGTTCCAAATAGTACGACAGTTGCTTTTACCCCACAAGATCGGATTGAGTTGCAATACTACGGTACAGGACAACCAACTGTAGTTCCAGCATCAGGAGTAGCTATTCGAGTAGTTGGTGGAGGTAGTTTAGCTCTAACACCTCAGTACAGTAGAGTTACTCTTGAGTATGTTGGAAGCAATGAATGGATAATGTTTAAATAAATTTAGAGGAAATTAAAATGACAAATAAAACTTATATTATTACAAATACAGCGGGACATTCTGAGAAAGATAGTGGCGCTGTTACTAAGAAAGACGGTAAGTTGATTAAAGAGGCAGATTTAGCTGTTAAGTTCCGTAACGCTATTCTGCATTACCTACAACAAGATAAGAGCATTATCACTCGTACAGACGGTTATGGTACAACTAACCTAAGTCTTAATGAAGCTGCTAAATTGATTGATGGTGCTGACCTGAGTATTGAATGGCACTTGAATGCGTCTAGTAATTCATCCGCTACTGGCGTAGAGACAATCGCTTTGCCTAAAGATAAGGTATTAGCTCAGAAGATTTCTGCTGTTGTTGCTGAAGCTTTCGGTTTGAAGTTAAGAGGACGTGACGGGTGGATAGATCAATCTGAATCTGCTCGTGGTAAATTACTATTTGTTAGTAAAGGTGGATTAATTGGAGAGCTTGGGTTTATCAGTTCAATTAAAGACCTAGAAGCTTTTGAAGCTCGTTACTGGGTTGCAGCTAAAGCTGTAGCAGAAGTAATGATTGACTACGTTAAGAATAAGAAGTAATTGATAAAGGGAATAACTATGAATGTATTACTTATACTGAGTGCGTTAAAGAAAGGATGGAGCTACACAAAAGGGTTCTTAGCTTTAGCTTTGAAATACTGGTACATTGTAGTTATCATCCTTATGCTTATTATTAACAGTTCTCTTAGAAATGATATTGTTGATTTAAATAAAGAGAAAGACACATTAAATCAGAATATGGTTGCTTTAGTACAGAAGAATAAGACTGACCTACTAGAAGCACAAAAGAAAGCTCAAGAGAAAGAGATTGAGATACTAACTAAACAAAAAGAGGTTGAGGTTAAATACAATGAACAAATCAAAGCTCTTAGTAATGATGTTGCTATTGCTCGTAATTCCGCTAACAGCTTGCAACAAAAACTTAACACAAACGCAAGTAAATTCAACACCCTTACCTACAACCAAGCTGTTGCCTACAACAACACAATCTCAAAGTTATTCTCAGAGAGTATCGAAGAATATCGAGAAATGGGAAGTAGAGCTGATGAGCATCGATTAGCAGAAGAAAGGTGCATTGGTTTGTACAATTCCCTTGTAGATAGCAATACAGAAGTAAAAGAATAAATAAAGCATTATAATAAGAATAAAATAAAAGGAGACTACCCGAAAGTAATCTCCTCAATAGTCTTATGACTAATTCCCTCAAGCTGATAATCGAAAGATTGTCGGCTATTTTTATGCCCTTTTTCTAACCACGTTTTCAAGGTAGAACTCTTTAAATGTTTCGTAGTCATCCCACTTAAAACCAACACCTTCAGTTTCTCCTATAACGTAGTCAAACAATCTATCTAAAGCAACCAAATAGTTGTAATCAGACATTTCACCATAACAATCATGATCTACTCGTGTTCGCCATTCACTTTCAATTATTCCAACTAACAGTTTCTCTAAAACAACCTTGTGGTCAAGTTCATCAAAATACTGTGGTAAACTATTCATACCCTTTCTCCTTATCTAATTGATCTTCATTCTCTACATCATCCTTTGGTGGTGGACACAAGTAAGCATATAGCTTCCCACAAACAACAATTAACCAACCCATTAAATATTCAAATACACCAAACATCTTTTCCCTCCTCGTTGTTAAAATTCCTATTTATCCCATATTAGCTTTAGCTTCACCAATCTCAGCTAAGATACCTAGAATTTCATCTTTAATATCTTTAACTTCTTGTTGGTGTTTACCTAAGTCTACTTCAAACACCTCTTTATCTAAGTTAGTTTTATGTAATAACTTATTCAAGTTGTGTAACTTCTCGTGTAATCGAAGTAACTTGTGTGTTTCATCTACAGTGAACATTACTTCTCCTTAATAATTTAAAATCCAATAACTATTCACTTCAATATCACCTTTACTAAGTTTGACTAGCTCATTGTAAGAGGTTAGAGACAAGTGTACCTCACCGTTCTGTTTAATACAATCTTTCAATTGGTTAATAAACTCTTTAACAGAACGTCTATGTTGATATAGAAAGTTAGCTACAGGGAAAGACTTAGTTGTCTTAACAAACCAAAACTTCTTCCATGACCAATTGTATTGAGTCTCTTCAACTTTATCCATATCATCTAAAGATAATTTCTCAATAATACTTAAACACTTGTCCAACATTGCGTGAGAATCTTCTGTATCTTTAATTAGTACATTACCTTTCATACCTACTCCTTATTTAATGATCTAAACAGCTTTCTAATACAATACCCTCTAATATACGATGTAACAAAGAAGATAGTTTGTAATGCAACACTCTCTATGAAAGGTAATCCCCATAATGTTAGGATAATAAAAGCAACAACCAATCCTACAACATTTTGTGTTAATGTTTCAAGGTGAATCATCCTTTCTTTACTATTTAGTATTTCCTCTATGAAGGTCATAATACTTCTCCTTTTTACAACCTATACCCTACTGCGATTTCTTCGTCTGTGGCGTGCTTTATATATTTAAGATAAGTCCAGCCCCAACCAAGAATATAAATATCATCACTATCTTCTACAAGTTTTCTCACCTCATGGATTAATGGTGATCCACTAAATAGAACCTTATCCCCATCCTCAAAAATATTATTTGCGCGGCGGTATTCTAAAAGGTTGCTTTCAAGGTCATCTGCGATAGGTTTAACAAAATTCCCAGAATTCTTCAAAATTTCTAATTCAACTTTAGCCTTCTCATACCCACCTAACTGTTCAATCAAATTCATCAATTCTCTCCTAATACTTCCATCCACAAATACAAACTCTCTTTCATCTCCTCAACGGCTAATAAAGTCTGTACAGGGTTAAGAGCGTGATATTGGTGTTCTAACATCTCTAAATGTGTCATGTACCCAAGTTGTTCAATACTAATATAATGCCCTATATGAATCTCTTTGTAATCTTTACAGTTATCATATAAATGAACAGTGAATGGATAATGTTGTTCTTTGTTGTAGAACACTTGTGCTGTGTAATCTAATAGTTTAAATGTTTTCATATGTCACTCCTTATCAAATACTAAACTTTCAATTTTATCAACAAATCTTAACACACAATCTTTGTCACCTTCAACAATTATATGCTGTTCAAAATCAGAGTTAATGGCTAAACAAAAACATTCTGATTTATATTCCTGATAAATCTCACCAAAGTTAACTTGTTTGTTGTTGATGTCTAGTATCTCTACAACGTGTTCTTTCATATCACACCTCACTACGTAAAGACTTAACCACTTGTACAACATTATCGTGTAATAAACTAATGTAAGTTTCTACACTGTTTACGAGCGATTCTAGCGTTGTTTGTTCAGAGATACTTAGTTGTATCTGTTTATTGATTAAAGCCTTTAATAAGGCTTCTACAGAGCTGTAATAACCGATTACAGAGTAATACTCCTTCCCAAAGTTCTTTGTACCTTCCTTCTGATTTACTTTACGTTCATGTAGCATGATATTTAAATCATCACAACTAATTGCGTAATCTTCGTTTAGTTGAATCATTTGTTTAGACATTGCTTTCTCCTAGTTCATGTTCTTTAGATGTTAAAGAGTTATCTAATCTATAGTCAATAAGGTCTAAAATACTTTCTAAAGTTTCCTCTACTAATGTAAAGTCAAAAGTAGAGTGAGCTTCATACTCCGACCACACATACTGACCATAACATTCTTCTCCAATACCCATTACTTGTGAAATTGAATATCCACGATAACATAAGTTCCCATTCACGTACTGTAAGTTTCTAACTTTTGACATTTCACATCTCCTTTACATCTTTAGTTAATTGTTTCGATAACATATTATTGCTTAACAATAATACTACTTCACCTTACATCTTCGTGTCAACATATTTAATAAATATTTATTACAGACAATAAAAAGAGACAACTACGAAAGTCATCTCTTTTATTTAATTATTTCTTTAAGAACTCTTTTAGTTCAATTAGACCCCCAATCAAAGTCTCTCCGTAAAATACTACAGGAAACGATCTAGCTTTTGGAGCAATAGTCATCAAATCATCCTTGCTGTAGTCAGAACCTAACAACTTTGTTTCAAAAGCAGCTCCTTTCATCTGACACAGTAATTTAGCTGAGTCACATTGCTGACAATTCTCTTTAGAAAAAATAGTTAACATATCACACCTCAAAATTTAAATCTAAGTCGTCTGATAAATCATCTACAACACTACCTTGACGATAACTGGTATGTTGAATCTCTTGTGAAGCAAACTGTAGTAGTGATCGGTCAATGTACTTATCCATGAACTTACAAGGATGTTCTGTCACCACTTCCAACTCGTTCTTAATCCCAATTAAGTTACATACAAAGTTATGGAAGTATAGGTTAAGTTGATTCAGATTGTCTTCTGTCAAGTTAGGTAAGCTACGTCCTTCGGATAAAAGATAACTGTTCCAACTTTGCTCCCCTACTGTAATAGAGTGAATAATCTCAGAACATTCCTCAAGAACTTCTTCATACACATCACTCCAACCATCTACGTATCGAGTAGCCTTGATCAACTCGTAGCTCATACGTCCATGATACAACTCATCTCGCGCAATAGTTGAAACTGTTTCAGAGATACCTTGAAAGTAACCTAACTCAGCAATAGCAAATGTCACACCAAAAGAAGACATAAAGCTAATACATTCCATTGCCATAATGGTGATTAAAGCTTTCGCCATAATCTTCTTCTTTTCTCGTAAAGGTAAGTCGTGGTTGAGATTATATAAAGAGTTAAATACTTCAATAATCTTCTTACTACGAGATAGAACTCGAATATTCTTGTATGTATCAATTAAAGCTTGATCAGGGTTCATACGAGTCTGTTTTACAATATGAGCATAAGCTTCCCCGTGAATAAACTCAATACAAGACCACTCACCAATCATTCCCTCTGCTTCACTGTTTGTTACGTGAGGTAATAGCATAGCACCAATAGAACGTCCAGCTACACTATCTGTTGTATGTTGCCAAGAGATAGCAAGATTCATAATATCCACAATCTCTTTAGGAGCGTTATCCATATCTTGTTTATCTTGAGATAAACTAATCTCGGTAGGATACCAACGACCCCCTCGTTGCTTCTCCTTTAACATTTCAATTTCTTTGTTAACTACATTCACTGTGTCTACTAAACCAAGACTATCACCAAAGAACATTGGATATGTCTTAGTAATATGTCCTGTGTTTGATTCATTAAATACTGTACGTGTCATTTCCTTTCCTAATTAAAAGCACCCCATAAAGAGGTGCTGTGTTTCATTATAGCTTACAAGACTCGCAATCTTCTTCTTGTATCTCAGCAGTTTGAATTAAATCAAAGATACTAACCTCATCGTCATCGTATGTGTTTACATAATACATACTCTTGTTCCCAAGTTTAAAGTGAGCTACCCATTCTTTTAGTAACAGAGATAAAGGTTTCTTACCATTCTCAAACTTACGAGGATCGAAGTATGTGTCAGCACTAATACCTTGATCAGACCAATCTTGTACAGCAGAATAATAACGACTTAATGTTACATTATCAATATCCCAAGTTAGTAAGTTTTTACCCTCTTTAAAACCTTTACAAATAAACTGCACAACACCTTTACGTGACTTCTTGTTGATAATCACTTTACGAGGAGGATATAACCCATTCGTAACACCAGAAGCTACAGCGCTACTTTCCGTAGGCATGTGAGCAATCAAGACAGAGTTTACACGAGGTTTACCACGAATACTTTCCCAATCCATTTTAGGTGTAAACTTACCAATCTTAGTGTCTACCGGTAGCCAATTTAAATCAACACCCTCAACTTCAACACCTGTTTCTTCTGAAAGCTTTTGACTAGCTTTATACAAGTAGAAACAATGCTTCTCTGCTAGATCAGATACAAACTCTAGACTACCCTCTGAACCATCGTAATCATAACCCTCTTTGTAAAGATACTCAGCTAACCCTGTGATACCTACACCTAATGACATACGAGCCAACATACTATCGTTGTGGTTCTTAGTCATTTTAGGACACTTAACAATCAACTTATTAATTGTTTTAACCAAAGTGTACGCAACACGTTCGTATTCTGAAGCATCTTTAATGTTTACAGGAACGATTGCACCTAATGAACAGAAAGCGGTTTCACCCTCTCCCCAACCCATATACAAATCTTCCATGTGAACATAAGGTTTGGTTGGTAAGCAGATTTCTTGGCATAAGTTTGAGAGTTTGATTACATCTAAGAAAGGTGTATGCGTATTTGCACGACTTACATTGAAGAAGTACATACGCCCTGTCTCTTGGCGAATCATTAGTACATGCTTAATCAAATCTAATGCTTGTACTTTTTCATGTTTGACACCAGAACTAACAAGAGCCTCAACAAGTGTGTTATAATCTTCAACTGACACAGTATAGAACGCCTCGTACAGTAACTTAGCGTCATTGTAATCAAATAAGTACCATTCTTTACGATTAATAACAGCGTCTAAGAAAGCATCATTGAAAATAAAGCTGTAATCTAAACGGTCTAATCGTTGCTCAATATCAATACGCTGTGATTTCCATAAAGCAATGTTATACACTTCAGGGTCAATACAAGTAAAACCTACTGTAGCACTTCCTCCACGAGTCTCTTGTGTAAACTGTTTTACTCCTGAATCAGTATGTTTGTAGATAGGGTGTTTACCTAAATGCTTAATGCGCCCACCTTTAACATCACTACCTTTAGAACGTGTGGTAAACTCAATACCAATCCCTGCTTTCTTAGCTGTCATCCGTACAGCAAGATGTTGTGCAACTTCAATACTCTCTACACTATCTCCTGCACTAATAACACAGCAAGATACTCCGTTGAAGTCTCCATTACGAATACCATTTAAAACAGGTGTAGGTAAGTTAGTACGAGAGTAAATAATATCACGAGCTAAATCATAAGCATCCTGTGTATTCCCATGTAAACCTAAACCAATACCTATAGATGCGATTACTGGAGTTTCAACTGTTACGCCATTTAACTTAAGGAGGTACTTATCTACCCATTGACTTACTTGCCAAGATTCTAAATCAACTTGTTTTAATTCTTCAAACAAATCTTCTTGTTGCTCTGAATACTCAGGAATAGTTTCTTTACACCAAACACCTTTCTCAATAAGTACATCTCGAATTTCTTTAAATGCTGCTTTATTTACTTTGATGTTTAACTGACGTTCAATATTCTTTCGTAACTGAGCTGTCTCTAAACGAGATGCTACACGACTGTAAACTAAATCCTGTTTACTGTAACAAACATCAATCATTGCTTGGTGAATATCTTTACTGTGACACAACTCAGGGAGTTTAGTGAAAGTCTCAATAGCTAACTCACTCCAATCTCCTCCAACCTTAGATGCGTACTTCGCCCATTTAGATAGTTTATCTAAATCAAACTTCTCAACGCTTCCATCAGCTTTAATAACTTCTTTAATCACTTACATTCCCTCTTAAAATTAAAACTCTTTGTATCACACCAACTCAACACCATTACCAACGTCGAACGATCTTTGATTTGTTAAACTGTCAATATCACGAAGCAAACTAACATCATTAGTTGCAACCCTTACTTGATGAGATGCATACTTACTTTTCATATATTCAGGATCGTTACGTTCGTAAACAATAATACGTAAACTACTATCTAACTCACCATATCGATTCTTAGTAATTAACCCTTCTTCAATTTCAAACTTCTCAGGAATAGTGCAACCTAATCGCCAGAAATATTCTTTTAAGATTTCTTTGATGTGAGGTTTATCTGAGATAAGATGCTCTTTGGTTAAAGATGGTGTAATCTTCTGTAGCTCGTTTAAAGTGTAAATCACTTGTACTTTCATTCAGTAACTCCTAGTAGTTTTAATACTTTCTCTTTCAATTCTGTACTTCCTTGTTCACCGTATTTAAAGAATGCTTCTAAGAATGTGAAATGAATAATCTTACTTAAATCTTCAATTCCGTTCTTATCTTGATGTCGAGTAATGTACTTAACAACGCTATGTTGGCATGCGCCTAAGTTATTTGCCTCTGAATACTCAATTGGTTGAATACCGCGATTCTTGTAATGACCTCCACCTTCTTGAGCTACTAAGGGGTTGTACGGTTTGTCTTCTACTTTACCATCTTCTATAACTTCTTGTAAGTGATCCTCTTTAATCCAAAACAAACCAACAAAGTTCGCAGGTGAATTAACTAAACAATAATCTTCAACTACATCGACAACTGTGGCTACTTTACCAAGCAAGTCTTCTAATTTATTATCGCCTCGCCAGTCTTTAGGTAATGACACAATCTTGACTTTGGTGAATGGTTTAAATTTACTCATTTCTTCTCCTCAAAATATTAAAACACAAAGGTGTTACTTGCAGGGTTAATTTTACACCCTAGAAATTATATTATACAACTTCTAATTACAAATAACAACTCTTTGTGTTTATTGTTTTACTCTTTGTCTGTTAATTAGACAACACGTACTAACTTGTTTGCAACACCAATACGACTTGTTGAACGTAGTTTAGTATTACAGTTATTACAAACATATACTTGATACTTGCCATTTGGAGTAAATGCAAACTTATTCTCAAGCACTTCAATGTTATCTGAACAACAAGTTGTGCAAATAGCTCCAACGTTATCTGACATAATTGCCATATTCACAGCGTTATTGTCAAACCCTCGTAAACGCTTATATAACTCTCGTGTAATTTCTACATCGACACGGTTGTACTTCTCCATATGAATCAAGGCTTCATCATCACCAGCACAACAAGCCTTCCATAATGAGAAACCATCGTGTGGTAACTTCTCACCAATATCTAAGTATTCACACAAGTCATTAAGTTTATTACTAGGGAAAGCAAATCGAGCTTTTGCAATCTCTAACGTATCAATAATCTTATATGGTGACGGAGGCGGTAGTGAGTAGTAAGCGAATCGGGAGTTGATCTTCTTAATATCAAAGCGTCTTAAATTATGTCCAACTACTACAGCGCTGTTGTTAAGAACATGCCATAACTTAGTGATTAGAGCTTCGTCATCTTCGTTTAGAGCCTCATTAGATGTTAAACGTAAGCTTTGTACCTCGTTCTCATTAAACGCCCAAGAAGCTGTTAAAAAGAAGCTTTCTGAGAGGATTTGAGCTTGACTAATGTTCTCTTTAAAACGTCTCCATGTGTAACTCTTAGTCGGCGAACATTCAATATCTAAATAACAAACTGTTGGTTGATTATTTTCAACTTTATCAATATATGTTTCAGGAAGTTCTAAGTATTGTTCATTTACAAATTCCTCAACATTAGCAATACGTTTTAGATAACCCTGAATTGTTGTGCGAGGTATATCTAAAACAATAGCAGCTTTCCGTTGAGATAAACCTTGCCCAATTAACTCTTTATATTCCAAATAATCACATAGTTGCATACCTTTCATACTTTAGTCTCCTTATCTTCCCACTTAAATTCAAAATTTACCATAGCATCATACACTCGTGGATCAATCTGATCTTTCCACTTGTTTGCTACATCTTTAATGTGTTGTTCTTTCGCTTCTTTGTAGGCTTGAAAAGCTTCCAGTATTGTGTCAAAAACTCCGATATGTTTCGAAGAGTTGTTAACTCTAACTGAGGTTTTGTATTTGTTTAAGTACCCTGCGTGTGATACCCCTAATATGTCATCTTGTGTGTTGTTTTTATTCCAACTGTTCAAACAGTTGATCTCTTGAGGGACAAAAGCGCACACATCTTCTGAGTAAGTTTTACTTGATTCACCTAAGATGTCTTTGTCTAGTTGCCAATCTTCATTATTAAACCCTATTTGCTTTTCGCACCACTCTTTGAAGTATGGGTAGTATTTGAAGCTATCACTTACTGTACAACCCTCATAACACTTATAAGCTTTTTGTGTTGTTTGGTCGTAACACCTTTTTAGCATATTTCTCCATAACCAGAATGTTTTTGGGTACTTTCCATCAACTTTAAACACTTTTTCACCAATAATACCTTCACCGTATACCGTTTTGGAGAACAAGTCCTTAACTTTACCCACTGTAATGTTTGATACAGTAGCTACAGTTTCAAAACCTGTATCTAGGAATTTCACACGGACACTCTTTGCGTTTTCATATTGCAGGATAACCAAATTGCCGCAACTATTTGTTCGAAAAATAGAACCTACTTGACACTTATTGGATCGTGTTGTTTGTGTTATCTTACTCAATCTTCTTCTCCTTCTACCCAAAATGATGCGTCTAATACGTTACTTAATTCGTTTTCCAACACGTTATCAAGAAACTCATCTTTCTCCGACTTCGATAATTTTAACCACTCTTGTTCTGTGCAACCTAATTCTTCGATATTGTATTCATATTTGTGGTTCGCGCCAGAATACCCAATTCCAATATGACCCTTAATTTTAATGCTCATCTTCATCGTCCTCATCAAGTTCTTCAACACTATCTAAATAGAAAGTTTCAAACTCAGATTCACTAGATTGTAAGTAACCACCTCCCTCTTTGATTAATTGAATTGCTTGCTCCTCAGATTCAGCTTGTACTGTGTAGTAATCTGTTCCAGTAGTTTTAACACTGAAATTATACTCTTTTAAACTCATCTTGAACCTCCTTCAATAACATGTTCATCTAATACAACGTAATGTAACTCACCTTCTAATACACCGTCAGAGAAAGCTTCTAATAAATCATTCAACTCTTCGTAAAACATATCTTCGTCTTTGTGTTCTTCATAAGAATCTTCAATTCGAGTATAGGCTTTATCAAATTTACTGTAATCTTCTTTAGGGATTAGATATTTATAACCATCCCCATCATCAAATACTACATACAATTGTTTAACTTTAAACATCTTCTTTCTCCTTTTGAATAACTTCTAAGATTTCATTCATGCTGTGTGTTCGTTTCAATATGAATTTTTTGAAGTATAACTTACGTTGAGTACCATTGCAACCCTTATCTACACCAAAATAAGATAAAACATTCTGTTTCTGTTTTTCATTAAGCTTGTTGAATTGAACTTGTAAACTTTTAATGAAAGCAGGATGAAGATATTCTTTAGGGTGTTCTTTTTCAATATAGTCAGCACAACCTCTAAGGAACTCAGACAGCGTTCCAACATACCACCAAGCAAGATACCTTGTCCACAGGTTTTCAATCTTACCCAATACAGCGTTAGTTTGTCGATGTAGAACAGCTCGTACAAAGTGATTAGAATGATCATGGTCTAATACTTTCTGTTTCTCAGGAATAAGTAAACCAGTTATCGGGTCAATACCTTCTTGCTCTTTATAAAGGTGTTCTCGTACTTTCTGAACGTCTTTGGTTGTATATAGGTGTTTATCTAAATCAGTCATTAATCACTCCAAGTTTCTTCATAACATCCGTTCCAACAATATGATCACCTTCAGGTTTTCGTAACATGTGCGCCATACTCCACATCTCATTTAACACATATTTCCAATCGATTGTAATTTCATCTTCTCGCCAACCAACAACAGTTTTAGGATCGGGATACATTAGTTGAAAAGCTTCACTAACAGCTTGTAATGACTCTTTATCATTCTTACAGTCTTTCAGAAATTTATACATAGATTTGTCACCAAAGTCTAAATCGCTAAAACAATTAGACTTATAGTTATCAGCAGAATCTCCCGCTAACTGGAAATAAAACCATTGTCTACCGTGACCTTTAACCTCACCTTTACTATTTAAATATAAAGAACCGTATCCTGAACAATCTTGAACTCCATCACTACCAAAAGGGTTGTAAACTAAACACTCTGTACCTCTCGAATCTTTATCTGAAGAAACAACAACTTTCGATTTGTCACGATAAGCGTCAATTGTTACCCAATCATCTGATTCTAAGCCTTCGACAACCTCTGCACCATATTTCTTAACAATGTAGTCTCTCACTTCCCCAAGAAGAAGTGGTCTTAATGTATCATCTCGATTTCCCTTGTATTTGAGTAAGGTACTTCGCTCAACACGCCAAGAATCTCCCTTACCTAGATAACCATTAAACTTGTTTGTTTTAAGTGCATATAAAACAGATTCAATCATACTCTTTGTTGTGTGTAGAACGTTGGCAATTTTTTTAGGGGTTTGAATGTCTGTAATGATTAACTCATCAGCTTTGTAATCTGTACCGTTTAACTTATTGTGTTCAGCTAGTAGACCTTTGTCTTTTTTCTGCCAGTGTCCGTACAGTTCAGTACGAGTCTTACAAGACCACTCATCGCCCGTGATTGGATGATAAGCTTTGATTGTTCTTGACTCTCCTGCGCTTGCTGCTCGGTATGCTATTAGGTCATAGTCGAAAATTGCTCTCATATTCACTCCTTATAAATACAAATAAAGGGACACACCAACTAAGAATGTATCCCTCTGTGTTAAATTAACAATTAACTATTTACAGCTTCTTCTAACTCTAAGAACTCATTCAACTTAGAAACTGTTTCACCTAACTTAGATGTCGCCTTCAACTTACCTATCTTATTTAGGTCAGCAAATTTAATATCAGGTAATTCTTCATCTACAACAGTTTTAATATCTTTAAGTTCTTCGTTTAAAGTATCAATCTCTTGGTGAATAGATACAAGTCGAGCTAGAATCTCTTTGGTTTTTGTTAAGTTCATGTTTATTCTCCTTTGTTTAATAATGGAATGTTAGTTGTTGTATGTACAGATTTAACACGCTGATAAACTTTACTCAAGGTTTCAGCATCCTCGTATTCACCGTTTTCTGTTAATGTGTTAATCTTATTAATAAGATTCTTTAGTAGTTCAAACTCGTTCATTGTGTTTCTCCTTTAATTAAATATTGTTTAAGTGTTGATGGTAAGTGAATATCCCAAGAATCTAGAATATAACCTTGCACTTTATGAAGCTTATGTAAACTGTATAAAGAAATAATAGCTGCTAAGATAAAACCTACCAAAGTTTTTAAATGCACAACAGCAATCATTTGTGATAACAAGAATACTAACCAAATTGCGTAATTTAATAAACCACACATTACTTGTTTATTCATGAGTGTTTCCCTTAGTAGACTAATACACCATTGAAAATTTTAGGCTCTAAATTAACAACTTTACGAAACTCTTCCTTATATGGTTCAGGATTATTTAAATCAACATCAACTCCACGATATCCTGTTTGACCTGAGAAATAGTTTCCTGTGTTTGATTCAAGACCTAGATAATACCAAAGATCATATTCTCCAATATTCTCTGAAAACCAATCAGGTAAATCTTCTTCATCAACTTCTAAATCGTAATCAGTAATTATATCTAATACAATATTCTTCCCATGTTCTGTTAAACTTGTGTAAGTAATTTCTTCTTCTAAAACACCAACACCGACTTTGCTTATATAATTGACACTCATCTTACTTCTCCTTTAATTAATTTTAAATAGTAGAGAGTATATTTCTATACCCTCTTGTTGTTACACCTTAGAACGGTACAGAGTCGTCTTCTTCAGGCACAGAGGTTGGTTTTGGTTGCTTTGGTACAACAGTTGATTGCTCTTGTGAACCTTGAGCATCTTCATCATTATTCAAAGCTTCATATGCTTCAATTGCTTTCTGCATCTTACTACCTTGATAGTTGTTAGCTTGTTTAATCTTCTTAATAATACTACCACGAATACCAGCAGCTTTAAGAGATTCAACAGTTACATCTTCAAATGAGATACCCACAGGAGTTACTAAATCGTAATCAATCAGTTTAGCAAGTTGTGATGGTACAGAAGAAATACCTTTAACGTTAACATACACCTTATCACCATCTTCTGTCTTAACAACATCAACCATTAATGATTTACCTAAGATCAATCCAATATTATTTAGATCATTCTTAACTGTACCATCTGTAATTGTGTTTTGTCGTGTAACCTTAGCTAGTTCTGTAAGCATTGAGTTAGGAGCAAATGTCCATACACCACCTTGTTTCTGTGGAGGAACAACAGCTAATCCTAAACCACGAATCTCACCTTTCCAAGTTTTGTTAAGTAAAGTACGGTAAGGTTTCTTACCAATCTCACCACCGTAGTCAATTACATTACCAACCAGATCAGCAAATACTGCAATTTCTTGACGATCTTTAGGTTGACGTACTTGAGCATTTACAATGAATTTGTCACCTTGTTCTGTAATCTTAACTTTCTCAAAGTCGGATTTCTTCAACATTGTTTCAACTTGAGCTACTAAAGCTTCAGCTTCTTCTCGTGTATCAAACTCTGTTGATTTCTCAATACCAGCCGATAGTGGAGGAGTGTGTACGCCTAAATCTACAATCTGAGAGATAACGGCAGTGTGGTTATCTGTTTCAACTTGTTTATTAATTGCATTCCAGTCAACTTGTGGAGCGTTGTTTGAGTGTTGTGTTGTGCTACCTTGTGGTTTTAGATTAAAAATCATAATTTAATTTCCTTTGTTTGGTTGATGTAAACATCTGTTGATATAAATGATCAATTGTTCCTGATCATGAGGTGTATTGTATATCATCTATTTTCAATACGCAACACCTTTTTCAAAATAATTTAAATATTTTTCAATTCTTCGTCTGTCATAGCTTTAATGTTTCTTACTTGATAAGCAAGATTCTTCAAACCAGTGACTTTCCCTTTCAGTTCAATATAGTCATTGTAATAACGATCACGATCTTTTTCAATCCAAACCATTTGTTGTTTACAATCAGCTTCAGCTTGTTTACGAGCTTTAGATTTAATCAACTTAATCTGCTCTCGATATTGAGGTAAACCTTCAACGCCATAGTTATGAACATAGATGTTTAAAAATTGATAAAGTTTACTGTTCTTTTGTGTTACGAAGATGGTCATAAAGATTAAATTAATCGCTAACATCTTCTTATAACTTTGATGACCAAATTCATGTGAAATTTTAATACTTGGAAAGTTCCAGCCAAATGTAATCAGTATCACTTATTTCTCTCCCATTCGTTTAATCGTATCCCAATGACGTTCTTTAACATTATTCCAACTTCGTTTCATTCTACTGTTCAGATATTCAATCTGTTCTGCTGTTAATTCTGAAAGATCGTCTTCACAAGTGTAAGACTGTAAATTAACATCGTTGAAAGGTTCAAAAGGTTGAGGTATTTCTTGTACAGCAAACACCTCTTTACACCAAATCAACCCTGTTGTCTCTGAGGTTTGTTTAACTTTTCGTGTGCTCCCACGAAGTACAGCTAACATATCACTCAGCACTTTAATATCTTCATAAGCTTTCTCTGTGTTAACAACATCTGCATCTACAGCTTCGTAGAGGTTATTGATTTGTAAAGATAAGCTTTGTTTGATTAGATCAATGTGTTTCTTCTCTACAACCAGTTCATATAAAACATTATCGTTCATTTTGTTGCCCTTAAAAGTCGTAGAAACTGTCTTCACCACAAGTCCCCTCAAAAGGTTGTAATGATTCAATTGTCTCTTTACTGCCTGAAACTACTTCAAATCGGTAGATGTCACCTGATTGTCCACCAACACCTACACTAATATATTCACCTTCATATTCACCAACAAAGGTAAAAGTGTATTTGTAATACGATGCAAAATAGAAATCCACATCTTTATACTTCTCATAAAACTCTTCACGGGTCATTTTACTTCTCCTTTTCACATGAAATAATCTTTGTTTCTAAAACTACACGATATGGTGTTTTACCATTCTCGTTAACAGATAGTACAACTTTATGTGTTTCTCTGTCAATAATATAATGATCCACTACTCGTGCTTCTGATAAGAAAGGGTTGTAAGTGAGATAGTCAAAAACTAACTCCTCAAATACTACACTTCCTAAATCTTCAATATCTAAACTCATTTAAAACTCCTTAACATATAGTATCTATAGTCTTGATTACTTGTTCTATACTACTAAATTTGAAACATTCTGTATACCCTTTGAACGTCTTTTCTGGTTCATACGAGAACTCTTTAAATTCTTCTAAAAGGATTGCTTCAGTGTCCCACGCTTCTTTAGAATCTTGAAATTTGACCTGCTTTATAATATCAACCACACATCCAGTTTCTCTCGACAGTTCTGATAATCTTTTCTTTGGATTACTACTTAATCCAATCTTATAGTAAGTATCACTGTTGTTAGACAGTTTTATTAAATACACACTAGCACCATTTACATGTCTTTCAGCGTAATGCTTTCTCTCACTTTCTTTACCACATTTTTGACAACCTTGTGATCCGCTAGAGTGGTAGTATGCAACTATGTCAAAGTCTCCATGCACACTACAGCCAATTGTTACAGGTGTCCTACAGTCTATGTATTTAACCTTAGAGTAGTCGTAAGCCTCTCCGAAATAGTTCTTTGACCTTGATATAAACTCATCCGTTCCAAGTATTTTATGCTGAGTTCTTAATTCTTCTGCACATGACATACAATGGTGTCCACGATTCATAATCCAATTTGGTTTCGTACTATATGCACCATGCTTCTTGCAAGAAACTTTTGTGTACGTAAGAGCTGCAATGTATTCATAATCATCAAAATCTAACAGGCTTTCAATGTCTGGATGCCTACTCTTTATCATAGAGACTGAGTATTCTGTCTTATCACCCACTAGAGATTTCGGGCTTGGTTCACTTCCTCTAGCTAATGAAGTCCTGTCAAAACGATGAGTAAAACCGAACTCATCCTTGACCCAAATATATGGGTTCTGTTCTCTAATATAAGTTAAACCCCGATCTTTGCAAATCTGTTTGTAATCGTGCTTTTTGGTATTCGCCATAACTACTTCCTCCTTAGTGAATGTCGCTGTAATTTTTTCCGAATTGTACATCACAACCAAACGGTATCTCTAATTTAAAGCGTTCGTTGACTTTTTCGAGTGAATCTTCCATAAGCTTCTTCACATTGTCCTTAAAAACTTCTTTAAATTCAACAACTTGCTCATCATGGAACGTTGCTAAAAGTTTAACACCATTCTCGTCAAAACCATACTCTGGTTTATTTCGCAAGTTAAATTGAAAACCTAACCATAAATCCAAAACATAAGCTCCAGTTCCTTGTACAAGCGTACTGAAACGGTCTTTATCTGTTTTTAGGTGATACCACATACCATTAAAAGGATTAAGTTGATACGTTCCGTGTGAAGTACGTTTTACTGTTTGCACGCTTGCAATTTTATCGATACTCCAGTTCATAGACTTATAAGCTTTTGAAATCTGTTTTGCAACTGATTCAGACACTCCTGCTGTACGAGCCAGAGTCTTGATACCACAAGAATACTGTAATGCATAGTTTGAGTTCTTACCTTTACCTCGTGTTTTTGAAATCTGTTTTATAAGATCATCTTGATCTGCCCTGTTAAGCATTTCATCCAACTTAGAGCACTTTGGGTAGTTAGATCGGTCGAAACCCTCTTTAACAATCTTATAAAACCAAACTTCTTGTTCTGTGAGAAGTCCACCTCCTTTAGCTACCTCAAGATGTGGATCAAAATCATCAGACATCTGTGATAAAACATACTCACGGTCATAGGGGAGTTGCAAGTTAAACTTAATACGGTTCTCTAAAGAACTTAAATCAGCTCCACCAAGCAGCATTCCCTCACGAGCAACTAAGCAAGAACGCACAGCCTCTCCATACACAACACGAGATGATGGTAAGTTGACACAAGGTTTGCGGTGCTTTAAACGTAGTGTGTTTGTGAAACCATTAGCACTTGCTTCTACATACTCACCAAATATCAGACTATCTAAAAACCCTTTAACACACCCTTTACGGTGCGATAATACACCCAAACCAACTAAGTGTTGAAGCTCTTCGTGTTCTTCTGCAAGTTTCTCGATAGAAGGGCATACTTGACCACCACTACCTTGAACATAAACCTGTGGGATTGTTCTTTCATTACCTAAACCGTCTTTCACATATTTAAATGTCTCAGGAATCCAACCTAGTGAGAACAACCAATCCTTAACTTGAGCACTGGAAGCAGGGTTAGGTTCGTTGTAGCACTTAACCTTCTTAATCTCCCCATCATAATCAAAAGATACTTCTGCTTCTTCACATAATAATTTCCACTTTTCTCCGTGAGAAGAAAGAGTTCCATCTTTCTTAAATGGTTTAGCAGGACGGGTGTGCTTTGTGTATTCAGGTACTTTAGGCATAGAAGCTTTCAATTGTTCTGTCTTGTGTTCAATCTCTTTCTCTAATTCTAAAATCACTTTCTCAGCATGGGGCACATCAACTTTAAACTTTGTATTCTGCTGTTCCTCTAACTGCTCCATTTTGAAGTTTAGATATTTAACAACTCTGTGGGTGCAGAACTCATAGTCAGACATCTCACCATAAAGCTCTTCAAACATACCCTTAAGCTTCTTGTACGTTCGATATTGAATCTTAACGTCTTCTTGTACACGATGGTCATAGTCTACTTGTGTCAGGTTCTCCCAATCTTTAACTTCAGGTTTTTTAATACCAAACTCTTCACCATAACTTTCTAAACCATGCTTATCACGGTTCAAATCTAAGTACCAAGATAAGGCTAGCGTATCTACAAAAATTACCTTACTTACATCATAACCAAAATGCTTTATGGCATTCTTATCATAGCAGATACCACTATGCATGATAAAGATTGTTGGTTGATCTAACAAAGCTTGAATATCTTTACGTTGTTGTTCTGTGTCTGTATGCAAAGTCTGCATATTGCAATCTTCAACATTCATAACGCACAGGTTGTGTAACTTAGCTTTATCGCCTTGTTCAAGCAAGTGATGTAGTAAACCAGTTGCTTCTACGTCTGCTGCATAAATTTTGTATTCTTGATTATTCATAATCACTCCTTTAAGTTACTTGCATTCTATAAATAAAAAAGAGAGCTGTCAAGCTCTCTTATAAAGATTAGAAACCAAGTTCAGGATCGTCATCTAAGCACTTAGGCTTGATTGTCACAGATTCTTTACCTTGTTGTGGTTGACTTGAATATTGCTCGTCTTCATCATAATGAATGATTGACCAATCATCATTGTTTATGGAGAAAGTATCTGCAACACCTAAATCACCACCTTCACGATTCTTTAGAACAACCCAACGGACTCGACCACGAGATCGATCAGGCATAATCTCTTGCTCTAATCCTAACACGTTCCAAGCAATTTGTTCTAAACTTCCTGAACCACGCATTGTTTCCTTAGTCACTTGAACCCAAAACGGTTCGTCTTCCTTACCTTTAGGAGCTTGCATGTGTTGACTACCTTGTCGGTTAAGGTGAACAACTAACATCACGGCAACGTCATGTGCAGCACAGAATGCAGCGATTTCCGTCATAACAATGTCAATCTCCTTACGTTCATCTGTAACCTCACTACCACTGATAACCATACTAAGGTGATCTAGTAGAATGTATCGTGTGCCCTCTACAAAGTACATATGCTTGATCTTAGACATAAGCTCTTTGATAGGTAAAGAACCAAAGTGATCTAACATTACAATCTGTTTCTTACGAACTAAATCATCGTAGACTTCTTTGATACGTTCTTCACTTGCAACAGATAAAGGGTCTCGCTTAAACTTCTTATAACTCACCTTCAAACGAGAAGCTACAAAACGTTGTAGAGTTTGTGTTTTCTTCTCTTCCAAATAAATACACCCTAAGCGCTCTCCCTGATCGATTGCATCTTCGGCTATCTTAGTTAGTCCAGTTGTCTTACCTACGCCAGAACGTGCTGTTACAACAGTTAATTCGCCTGTTCTCCAACCATACAACATTTCAGATAATTTAGGGAAACTATTAATCTTAATGCCTTGAGGAATTGGAGCAACAAGTTCAGAGAAATCTACATCTTCAACTTGAGCAATCTTTTCTGTTACAAGCGGTTTACGACCAAACTGAACTAACTTAGCTAACTCACTTGATTGTCCTGCTTGCATGTAATCAGAAGCATCTTTCTTTCCGTTTGTTGGTTGGATAGACCAAAGTTCAATACCACCAATGAAAGCTGCTGCTACAGCTTCACGAGCTTCTTTACCTTTCATCACACCCTTTTTCAATTCTAATGGTGTTGCTTCATCATCATCAAAAAAGATTGTCATGCTTTGGAAGCTTTTAACAAAGTCTTTGTTGTGTAACATACTCTCAACAGAGTTCTTTGTCCCTAAAGGAATTGAAACTACAAAAGGTTGATGTCCTTCATACTTAGTCCCTTTAACACTGTCACACTGAGCTTGGAATACAGATAAACAATCCCATTGCCCTTCTGTCACAGTAAAGTTTGTATGCTTACGATTGACTTGTTCTGCTACATTTTGTCCAAACAACTTATTTCCAATGGCAACTGTTCCAACTGCTGACCAGTGCCACTTTTCATCTTTGTTCTTAGTTACATCTTGTTTTGTATAACCAACAATCTCACCCTTTTGGTTATATGATGGGAAGTAGTATGCTGTTGGTGTTTTACCATCTTTCTCGCTAAGAGAAGCACGTACACCAAACTTCATACAAGTCTCTTTGGTGATTCCTCTTTGTAAGTTTTCAACAATTGGATAAAGTTTAATATCCTCAACTGTTTCTTTATTCACTACGTCATTCACAACTGCTTTCTCCATACGTTTTGTTTTAAACTCGTAACTCAATTTAAATCTCCTAAGATCGTTACACTGTTCGATACGAGCATCCTACACCCAGTACCTCAATTCTGTCAACACTTGATACAAACAAATTTACAAAGGTTAAATCTTACACAAACAGTAAAACTAAATATGTTTGAATTTCATCATCTTAACAAATCTTTACAGTTGAAAGGTATTGACAAGCTAAAAGGTCAGCTCTATACTGCAATGATGGGATGGGGAGGAAGGTATATATCTAAACTAAATAATATTATATATCTTTTATCCTAGACCATGTATGATACACATACTAAAT